CTAGCATTACCACCTGTAGCAGTAGATGTAGTCTGTTGTGCTTGTAATGCTCCTGTACCCAATGGTTGTAAAACAAGAGGTGTATTTGTTCCTCCTGCCGCTTTAATTGCAGGGTAAGAAGCATCTCCCACTACCTGAATATAAGTAGTAGAAGCATCTCCAAGGGTTGACGTTCCTGTGGCTTCTAAGGTTGTAAACTTTCCTGTATTGGCGGTATTTGCACCAATAACAGCGTTATCAATTCCAGAACCACCCATTACTAAACCGGCAGTTCCCCATGTTACAGCGCCACTAACCCCAGCACCGGGTACAAACTGATAACCTGACCAACTTCCTGCAACTGAACTATTGTTTTCGCAGAATATAAACCCAGCCATTCCGGGAACTATTGTCGTTATTGTTGTTAAAGATCCATCTTGTAGAGTTACATTACCTGTAGAGTCATTATCAATAATGTAACCCTGACCAAGTGCTACAGTATTAGCCGCAGGTAAAACTACGGTTTGTGTTGTAGAACCTACAAATCTTTGATAATAACTACTGGCAACAGTAAGTGTTGTTGTTCCTGCGGCAGTTGTTGTACTTGTCCAACCTGGCGTAAAACTATTCCCAGATATATTTCCGTTTACATCTTGAATAACAGCTTTTTCAGATGGATAGGTACAGAATATAGTTAGCGTGTTAGATGTGCTAAAACTAATTAAAGATGTAGTACCAGAACTGTTAGACAGAACCGTAGTGCGGGATAAAGTATTAGGAGAACCTGCGGTAACCGTACCATACCCAACTTCCCAGGCATAAGCTGTTGGGTCGTAAATTGCATAGTATGTAGAATTGGTAGTACCAATCCCAGACACAAAAGTCTTGTACCCGTTTACAGCACCAGATAGGTTTACAGAACCCGTACCCGTAGCTACAGTTCCATTTTCCTGAACTCTGTCTGCAACAACAAACGCCATTTAAGACCCCTTAAGATGTAGCAGAAGTGCTATACGTTACCGATACAGTGTCCCCTGCCGTTGTAGTCTTGGCTACGCTGAAGTTACTCTCTGAATACAAAGTACCCGCAGTTGAGTTTTGTGTGTTAACTGCGCCAGTCCCGGTTACCAAAAAGCATCCATAAACTGTTCCGCCGCTACCCGTTATTGTATAAGTGATTGCTGAGGCGGTAATGGATGTTACGTTAGATGGTGTAGAACCGGTAGAAGAAGGAGAACCAAACACCGCCGTCCCGCGAACTGCTGATCCGCCAACTGTATAAGCTGTGAATTCTTTTGACGGAACAATGGTGCTCATCGTATCTGTTGCGGCAGGAGTAATTGTTGCATTCAACAACCCAAGGTAAGGTCCTACTACCGTATAAGATGAACCAGAAAGAAAACTAGAAAACATCAACTGTTTCCCCGCCTGGACAACTAGGTTAGGTGTTTTTTCTTCCCATTTAAAATTGCCATCCTTGTCATGACAAATGACATGAAACCAACCTTGTATTCCCATGTTTGACATGATTACCCCAATCTTAAAATTGCAGACGTACTAGATGCAATCGGGAATTGCACCGTAAAAGAAGAAATAGATTGTTTTGTAGACCCAAAATCAAGCACAAAAACAGATGGATTAGTTGTGCCGTTATTAAGATATACCAAACACCCCCTTACAGATAATGATCCATACCATGTGGCATTTGCAAATGATAAGTAAATCGTATCATTAGAAGTATCTATTGTAGGTACTTGGCTAATAGTTAAAGCTTGACCTCCAGCCGTATAACCCGTTCCAGTTACTTCTCCCGCAGAAGTGTATGCGGTTGTATATTGATTTAATGTAGCCGAATTGTTATAAAGGGCTATGTTATATGTCTGAGTCGTGCCTGATCCAAAGTTAAATACTCCGTCGAGTAAACCTTGTTTAAATGAATCGCATGTCCAATTTCCTGTAAATGCCATTAGGTCACCGCCTGTCTGTATTGACCAGACCTGTATGCATCTTGTCTCTCTAGTGCATCACCAAGGCGTTTAGCTTCACCGACGGCTTCTTTATATTTTATTTCATATAAAGCCACAATATCAGGTTCACCTTTCATAAAGGTGTAAGCTTCAACTAAACAACCGTAAAGAAGTACATTATCATAGTTATCACCTAACCATGTTGTACCTGTTGCATTAGATACGCTAGATACAGTACAAGTAAAATTTGTACCACTAGAACCAATTGTTGTAGGAGCAGATAGTACGTCTCCTATAGAATATAAGGCCCCACCACTTGTTGGCGTAATAGAAGTAACAACTCCACCAGAAGAAACTACTATAGTAGCAATAGCGGAATTACCATTACCTCCATTTAATGTAACGTCGTAATATGTCCCAGCTGTATAGCCTGTACCACCTGTTGCAATAGTAAGCCCTGCTACAGCGCCCTGGATAATTGTGGGCGGGTAATAATAGTAATGCAATTCAACTGAATAAGACTGATCAGGGGTTGGGCCAAGCATAAAACTTAACTCAGCTGTATTGCTATATTGGGGGCCAAAAAGTGCGTAATATGTAGGGAGTGCATTGTAAGCAGATCCTACTGTTGGATAAGCCTGCCTAATAAAATTAACGTCTTTATTAAGCAAATATGTATATGTGCCGCCTGTAATAACACCATTAGCAAATGTAGCGTTTTGAATAACAGCTAATGAATAGACAGATAAAAAATCATTAGGACAAGATAAGTATGCATTACCTGATGTAGTTGTACCGTAAGAGTTAGCGCGAAGGCTAGGAAACTGAATCGTGTTGTAAATGCGTTGCTCAGCCTGCTCGATGAAACGATTAATCTGAGTTGTGCTTGACTCAGTCGTACCATCGGCAAGATAAACTGGAGGGANCTGGTTTTCCGTATATCCCTGTATTGCAGTTACAAGTTCAGTATAGGTCACGCCATTGGTCCCCTAGACATCACACCACGTTCAGCTGCACCTGTACCACGAATTTTAATACCTTCAGTCTCAATCTTATCATCGTGCCCAATAGATACGCCACCATTAAGTGGTGTCCAATTTTTACGTGTAGGCATTTCAGCAGCCATGCCAATCATTGGGTTCTCAGGATTTTTCTCAATAGCATTAGCACCAAATTTTTTACCTGTCATGGTATGTGGCGGTGCATATTCTGCAGCTGGGCCGTCGGTCTTGTTCCTGCTGATTTTTACAGAAGGGCTATCTTTTTTGGTTGCAGGTACATTTTTAGCCATTATTTTTTACCCCCTTGATTAGCAACTTTAGCTAGATTACGACCCATAGTTTGCATATTGCCACCATTGGTTAAACCGCCTTTAGCCATTTTCTTCATGGGCATACCACCTTTTTTAAGAGTGATTTTAGTATGCTTACCAGGATGCTCTTGAGCATCGTGTTCTTTAAAAGCTTTTTTAATCATGGCTTTATCTTGAGCCAAATCACTATCCATCTCTTTTTTTGCCATGATAACTCCTTATGTTGTGGCAATTGTAACCGTACCTAATGTAATCTTCAATGCTAAATTATTGGGTGTTAGCCCGGCATCATTACTTCTAGAACCCCCAACAGGATTCCAGCCCCATTGAATAATTCTACTACCAGCTTCTGGAAACCCAACTCCTGTATCTGCAGTTGATCCGCTGTTCGAAGTTTGCAATCCGCTATTTCCTGATACTTGATAGCTATTATCCCGTCTAGGTTCTCTGACTGCTTGTGGGTCATTGACTGGATACATACCAAGTTGCAACTGGGGATGATCTGGGTCCCAGCAAGACTGGCAAACTTTAATAGAATAAAGCTTGGTTTTAATGACTTCTTTTTTAAGTTCTTTTAGTTTGTAGCGTTGACCACATCTGTCGCATTCGGCAATCGCATATTTACCAGAAGCATATTTGGTAGGCATTTAAGCACCTCAATAAAATAGCTGCCGTGGCACATAACGATCTGCGGCTTTATCTCGGTCTTCTTGAGACGCAAGTAGCCATTGCTGTTCGTAATCTGCTTTAAGAAACGCAACCCGTTCTGGAGGTATTTCAGGCTTCTTAATGGCAATATAGTATGCTAGTCCAGCAACCAAACAAGGGATAAGCCTAAATGGAATATCTTCTATGTTTACACCTGTGCCCGCATCTTGTAGTCTGCGAAGACGCCAATAGACAAATGTATAGTTTCCTCCAGCATCAGGGGTAGGCCAAACATTAATACATGGAAGATTTTGTTGTATTACTGCGGCTCCAGAATTATGTAAAGCTGCGGTTGTGCCGTTTTGCCCTCTCCAGCAATTGGTAAGTACATTCCCTATAACATTGGTATAACTGATAATTTCATTGTCTATCTGTATAAACCCTGTAGTGGCTAACCCTACTACGCTGCTGAGTGTAATAGAAGTATCTGTAGCCAGAACTGTACTAGCAACTGTTATGCTGGTTGTGTTTGTCTGCGCTGTTTGGCGGTTGATCCATACTTGGATCGGTCTACCATTTGCAAGTTTATTTGGGATTGTCGAGTAGGTAGATTCAGATATCCTCGTGATGTTGATATCAGTTTGTGTACTCGCAGTTCCATTATTTTGTCTGACGACATGGTCTAGTAAATCAATCGTATCTGATGGGAGTGGGTAAATAGCTTGATTAGAATTTAAAGCAATTGCGCCCTCTTGGATAGTCCAAAGGTTAATACCGCGATTAGCCCACTCAATAGTTAATAAATTTAGAGAACGAGTTCCTGTACGAAACTCATATCCCGTGCGAATTTCAAGCCCGGCGCGTTCATACGCCTCCTCCATTATTTCAACTAATGCGGGAGTGAATGAGGCGGAGCCGGACGTATATGCCATTATGCTTTATCAGGTGTAACAACTACTTCAGGTTCGGCATGATCTGGTTCTTCTGTGTGTTGCACGGGTTCAGCAACCACTTCAGGTTCAGGCACAACAGAATTAACATGGGCATCAAACAAATCATGTAATTTTTGGGTTGCATCAAGTGTAGTCCCATACATGTTCTGTTCGACTTGCATCATATGCTTAATAATTCTTAGTAGATGACCTGCGTTTTCTTCTACATGATCTAGTAGACTCATTTTTTCTTCCTTGTTTTAGCTGATTGGATAAAATCTTCTTTACTAGGAGCGCCTTTACTCCCGACTTTTCTCATGTGCTCACCCGACCCAGCCGCTATCCTTTTTTGCTTCGCATGGATATTGGCATAAAGACCGGGAAGCCCGCCTTTTTTATACATCTCGACATCATTCGGATCGTCCTTACGAACGATCTTCTTTTTGCCTGGCATTTTAGATGGGTTCATTGCACCCATCCCACGACTAGACATCATTTCTTGCCGTAAGCCATTCCACCGCCACACATAGACTTAACATGCTCATGGAACTTTTTATGTCCAGCAGCGTGTTCGCCGTATGTTTTGTGATGATGACTATGGTCACCTTCTTCCAAATTTTCCATCATATGCACATTGTGTGTATGTGGTGGGCTTGACTCTTTCATGAGTGGGGGATGATCCATACCTTGCTTCATAATAACTCCTTAACAAAATCTACCTTTAGTTTTACCGCGTTGGGCTATTCCGTCTCCACGACCGGATACAGAACCACCTGACTTATATTTTGACCCTAACATTTCACGGAACTTCTTGCCTGATGAAAATGCCTCAGCAAGTTTAGAACGATTAGCTGCTCGTTCTGATTCTCCATCATCAGTTTTTGATTTGACTTTACCAGATATATCGCGATAAGTACCTGATGATTTAGGTGCTGCCTCAGTCTTAGTCTCAGCTTTAGTTTCAGCTTTGGAGGCTGGAGCTTCTGCTTTAGGCGCAGGCTTAGACTCTGCTTTAGGAGCTGGAGCTTCTGCTTTAGGCGCAGGCTTACTAGAAGCACTTCCGTCTCTACGCTTTAAATTTTGCTGAGCATTTAAATAATCACGAAGATTATCATAAGGAGAAGCGGCTAATTGTTCTTTAGTAACAATAGCACGTTTAGGAGCTGCGGCTTTAGCAGAAGGTGTAGGCGTTTCAGATGTTTGATCATCTTTATAGTCACTTTCGCTTCCGCTTCCGGCTTCATAGAAATTACCGTCTACTTCATCGCCTTCGGCATAACGTTTGGTTTTTTTCATGTCTATTCCTTACATGTATCTGCCTTTGGTCATGCCCTTTTGTTGGATGGCATGTTGACCAAAACCTTTGTTACCTTTTTTAAGACCTTCTGAACCTTGGGTTTCACCAATGATTGTTCCGCCTGCAGCATATCTTTTAGCCGCACCACCTTTTTTCATTCCAGTGGTAGAACCTTTCATTTTTTCTTCGATGTCTTTGGTGTGTCCACGTTTTTGAATGCCGTGCTCACCAAATTTTTTATCCTTATTAGAGCCTTTTTCTACGTCCTCTTTCATGGTACGTGGGCCCATTGATTCAGCTTTACCACCAGAAGCCATCTTTTTGGTTGCCCCGCCTTTTTTCATGCCACCCATTGCTGGAGCAGCTGGAGCTTGTTGAGCCATTTGAGCTTTTTTCATAGCCATCATAGCTGCTAATTTTCTTGGATCTGTTGCCATAGTATCACCACCCTTTGAGAATTTTTTGCCTTTATCGGCGTTGCTAAAGTCTTTTCCCACAGATTGCGGGATACCTACCTTTTTGGCGAACGATGGATTGTGAGCCACCGCCTCCATAAGATTATGTTGTTTTTTACTTGTGCTCGGCATCTTTTTTCTTACGAATTAGTTCATAAAAGCTTTTGCCTGTCACCATCTCGGCTATACGCATTAACCCTAGTACAGCACCAACTAAACCAAAAATAGGTGAAAACATATTTAGAAACGCGCCAATAGCAGTAAATACCGATATAGTGTCTACAGTATTTCTAATAGTATCATGAGTATCCATTTAACACTTCCAAGCTTTAAGTGATTTGTTGATACGACTGTTTGGGTCTTTTGCCGTTTTCTCTGAAGTAAGCTTTTTCTTCATCCCAGTCATCCTGGCGCAAAAGGAATCTTTTCTCGATCCGCCTTCTGGTTGCGGCGGTTTCAAGTTGTGCCCTTCTTTCTTCGCGGAGGCTCGCCCCTTGGCGTTCAGACCACCATTCGGATTTTTGCCTTCTTTTCTCTGCCATGCTGGACTCTTTGCCATATTATGCCATCGCTTCCTGAGCAACTACGTTAACCTGTACTGTAGCACCAGCAGAAGAAGTTACCGCAACAGTCAAAATGTCAGCTACGTTACCTCTTACGTTTGTTAAAACAGGGAAGAAATTACTTAAATCAAGCTGTTGCAAACCATTAGGAGGAGTAGAGAATGCATACACAACCTCGCCACCAGAGCATTGAATTGCACTTAAATCTTGCTCAGCAAATGAGTTATATGAACCCAATGTATTCAAAGCAACAAAATTTGCATTTTGCAATGACAACTGATTGGTAGGTGTACTAGAAATCAACTCAACCAAACAAGTTGCAGAAGAATTCAACAGAAGTGTTGCAGGTAATAACTGACCGCGGTCAATCAAACCAATCTGATATGTATTACCAGATGCGGGTGGATTCATCAGCGGCTGTCCAGTCACTACATCGCCAAATGTAATTGCGCTTGTTGTGTTAGATGTAATACGTCCTGTGTATGGAGATACTGCTGATGCGCCAGACACATAAGCACCAGGAGTAGTAGTACCAATTGTGATTGATACAGTTGTTGTTGGATTAGTTGCTGGAATCGTAACAGACCAAATACCGTTATAAGTAGTTGGGCTTGATCCAGAAATAATAATCACATCACCCTGTTTTAACCCGTGGGCAGAAGCAAAAGTAATTACAACAGAGTACTGTGTCAAACCAGCAATTGTTGAGCTTGTGGCTGCGGCAATAGCGCTGATGGCGGGTAAGCTAGCCTGATAGTAAACAAACTTACCAACCCATTGATTCACGCCCCAGTATGTTGCTGTAGGTGTAGATGTTAATGTTGCGCCATTTACCAACTGAATTGGTAGGATCATGGTAGTTGTTGTTGGTACTTGCTGGATTAACCAAGTTTGAGCTGCATATGTTGTTGTAGCAGTAAGAGTACCTGTACCTGTAGTCTGTGTAGAGCTAACTTGATATGTACCAAGACCGCCTGGAGCATAAGATGTATATGTGCCTGAAGCTTGAGCTGTAAACGCCTTGTTAATAGTAATCGTAGCGCCGTTAACCGCAGTGATAAATGTAGTAGCAGGAACTCCTGTACCAGCAAATAATTGACCTACGGCAAACGATGTACCTGCTGCCAATACAACTACGCTTGAACCTACTGCGCCGCCACTTGCAAAAGCTTGTGAACCAACTGCAGAACTAGTAGCAGTCAATTGAGCAACAATCGTTGGTGATCCTGTAACACCAGTTCCTGATAATACTTGTCCAGGTTGCAAAGCGCCTGTAGCAACTGCTGTAGTTACAGTTAAAGTTGTACCAGAAAATGCGTAGTTACCTGTAGCAATTGTTGCAGTTTCAGTAAATGAACTAAGAGTTACATATTGAGCTGGGCTGTTAGCGTTAGCTGGGTTAGTCACTGCATAACCGTGAGCAGATGCAAATGTTAATAAAGCTTGTCCGCTATTGGGCTGACCAACCACAGAAGATATGGCAGGAGTTGCCGCACTGATTGTTAATGTCTGTGGTGATCCACCAGTACAAGCCGCATTGGTCTGATCAAAAATATCGGAGCCAATTGCTCTCATCCTAAATGACATTGCAGGATAACGAATAGCAGAAGATGGAACTGAACGATTTTGAGTTTTAGCATCATTACCGTATGAATAGGTAAATCCACGTTGTTTATCAATTGAACCTTCAATAAGCACAGAAACACCGTAGTGAGTCATTAATGAAGATGTTGCGCTACCTGTATCTCTTTGCTCATAGCGTACTGGTAAGTTACCTGTACGGCTCCAAGGAGTAGTCTGTGAGTTACCTGTATAAGCGCCATTACCTGCACCGACTTGATGGAGAATGTAAGGTTCACCATTAAGAACCACGCCCCAACGCAAAGCACCAGCTCCGTACCATGCGTATTCCATCCATATCATTTGAACCTTAGTCCAGTCCAATGCATCACGGATTTGTTTATTGCCGTTCCAAACAGACGCATCAAACACTGTATCTACGGGTAAACCCCCAGAGTCAGAACGAATTACTACATTCATTGCATATGGATTAGCGGTTGATGTTGCGCCATATTGCATAAAGAATATGCCATTGGAGTCATCAAAGATACCAACACGTTGGTACTGTCCAGATACAGAAGCACCGAAGTTAACGTTAGATGCCATGTAAAAAGTCTTACCTGGCTGATATCTGTGATATGGGCGGCTTTGACGAATCGTAATATCGCCTGGTGTATTACCGCCACCAATATTCATTGACACACCACCAAGACCAGGATTCTGAACGATATAAGCTTGTCCAGATACGTTTTGAATCACGTTTTCCCAGCGAAGAGGCTGAACGCCATACTCAAAGTCAGCGTCGTAAATATTTTGCGATTGAGATATTTTTAGCTTACCAACAACGTCACGCAGGCGTTGGGGAGCAATAAACTGTGCTGAACCATCAATACCTTCCCAATCCATTGTAGGTGTTTGTACACCTTGATTAGCAAAACCAATAGCGTTGGTATTGACGTTCCCTGATTTAGAAAAGAAATAATTACGTAATGACAGACCCATATAAACCCCTATTAAATCAAAGAAAGGGGGCTAATGCCCCCTAGCTATTAGTCGAAGTTACCGTATGGGTAAGCAGTACCTGTACCAATGTTGGTATCGGCTTGACGATAACGTACAGTAATACCAAACTGACCAGCAGTAGGAGCAGTCAAACCAGAAGCGGCTGCAATACCAATGGTAAATACCAATTGTGAGAAGAAACTTGGTTGTGTACCAGGTTGTGGGTTTTGAATATCAGAAGTTGTAGATAACAAGTTATTCAACTGAGTCGCTGAATAAGCTACTGTTTGACGTCCAGCTGTACCTGTAGTTGTTGTACCAATCGCAACTGAAGCATATGTGGGTGTACCGCCGTTAGCTGTTGTGCTATTGGAAATGTACATGTTAACGCCAGTAGGAGTTGCTGTAATACCAGACATTACAGTTGGCATGTCGATAATAAAGTCTTCAATCTGACTCTGAATAGGTAAGTACATAATTACGCCACGATAGACGTTTGTACCTGAATCAGCAGGAGGAGTTGCGGTTGTTGGGCCTGTATTACTAAATACAGAGCTAGGTGTATACAACTGAGCATTCTGATTAGGAACAGTGTTAGACATAACATACTGTCCAGAACCACCAGCATAACCTGCTGTTTGGTTACCTGTTGTTACTGCAAAATCAATATAACAAGTTTGGGTTAAAACTGCGTAACCAACGTCACGAAGAGGTCCAAAACGATTATCGCCAGAAAGAATTGGCCCTTCAAATGTACTGCGTCCCATGATATGAGTCCTTATGCAAAAGTTACCTTGTTAATCGTTGCATCGTCTGCTGGGCCAGTGGCAACAAGGTTGAATTCCCAGATAACCGAAATATACACTATTTTTTGACGTTGTCAACAAAAATGGCCCCGAAGGGCCATTTATTTTAGTAAGAACCGTAAACACCGAGTGGATCAGACCATCCGAATGAATAACGCTCTCTAGACTTGTAACGTACGTTACCTGTATCAAAGTCACCGTCCATTGAATTCTGTAGTGGAATACGGACAAAGTGCTTGAGACCGTTAGGTACATCAGTTGTCAAGAACCAAGCATTTGGCGCTGTCAAGAAGTGATTGATTGTGTAGCCTTCTGGTACAGAACCGTTGTTCTCGATAGCGTTAATGTCGTTGTTATTTGTACCAACGCGCAGTTTTGTCTCTAACAAACGAGTAGCGACGAACTGTAATGCTGGTGGAATAATCAACTTCTTGGGCTTAGCTGCGATCAAAAGACCACGCTCATCTGTCCAAGCTGCAATCTGGATAACTGCATTTTCAATTGCAGTTTCGTTCAAGTCAGCAGGAGTAGTAGGAGTGTTGCCGTTTGTACCACCGTTGATCAGTGGGTGAGCTGTGTTAAATAAAGAAACACCATCACCACCAACGTAAGAAGCGTTGAAACCGTTGTTGAGAACGGAAGCTGCTTTTACTTGCTTGGTGTAAGCCATAGCACGAGCTAGACCCTTGGTATAACGTGCTGACAAAGAGTCATACAAGTTATCTTCAATAGCTTCTTCTGTTAAAGAGAAGCCAAGAGCGATAGTTTCGTGGTTATAGCGAGCTGTCCATGCTTCTTGCGCATTGTCATAAGCGATGGCATTGCCCTCACCCTTGACTGGTGCTGCAGAGAATCCTGACAGTTTGGTTTCTTCTTCAAATGAACGCTCTGAGGTCTCTGTTTCGTAGATCTCTTTGTGCTCTTCGCCGTAACGTGCATACTCTAAACCGAACAATGCGTTCAAGCCTGGGAGCAGCTCTTTCAATAGTTGTGCGCGTGAAATAGCCATTTAGATTACTCCTTAGATTGAGGCATTGGGTGTATTGTTGTAATACTCATGTAAACCGAAGTTGATTTTCACCAATACTTCAGGATAGCAAGTAAACACAACAGTAGCGTTTGCTGGAATAGAGCTAACTGCTCCGCCTGGGGCTGCATTTAATGTTACGCTGGTACCACTTGTATAAGCAGAAGCAACATAAGAACCAGAGAAAGCAACAAATCCATTAGAGTCAAGGTAGCCAACTTCAGTACCAATTGGAATACTAGTATATCCAGAAGCAAAAGAAGTAATAGCAGAAGCTAAAGTTAGCGTTGTGCTAGTACATGCTGTACCACCGTTAGTACCGGAAGTAGCAACAGCTGTCTCACGAGCCAAGTCAATAACACGCAAAGGCATTGCTGTGTTAGAAGCGCTTGGTAATGATGCAGATGTCAATGCAGCGTTCTTAGAGTTACCTGTAGCGGTAGAACCAGCCAAGTTAGAAACTGACAAGTTTTGACCGATAAACGCAGTAGAAGCAGATGCGATTGTTGTTCCGCCTTGTGAGCTTACAACAGCTGTTCTGAACACTGTATCAGGATCGTCTGTAACAACAGCAAACGCGTCACCAGCAAGAGTACCACCGGGCCAGTATTGGCTAAATAGTTTTTGCTTAGTTGTTGGGTTTGTGTAAGAACAGCCAAGGAAGATACCAACCATACCATAACCAGCGCCACCGGTAGTGCTTCCAGCACCGGTAGTAACAGTCATACGTGTGACGGTACCAGTCAAAGAGATATTAACAAAGTCACCATAATAGATGTTTGTTGCATATCCATACTGGATAGGAATTTGACGAGTAGAACCCGCAAACACCTGTCCACCAATCAGATTGATTGGCTTCAGCCCGTAAGGGGCAGATACTTGAGGAAAAGCCATTTAAATCTCCAAATTAAAAAGAACCTTTTCCAAAGGTCGTCGCAGACTTTCTCTCGTTAAAGATTGGCATACGAGGATCACTTTGGCGCATTAAATTGTTATCTACTGCTTGAGACTGGGCATGTGTTTGCTTCGCATAAAATTCATTAGCTTGACGAACAAATTCTTCAGGAGTCTTACAAAGTAACAATCCGTCAATCTCAATACCGTCTTTAAAACGACTATCAGGATCAACTAGCAGTTTAAATTGTGGTTGCTCCGCGATGCCTACAGGTTCCCAACCTTCACGGAATCTACTAGAGATATTCTTGGGATCTGATTTACCGAGAGAAGCTACCCTAATCCATCTGTACGCGTAACCAGGCTGCTTATCGGGCTCTGGAAGTAATTCTGGTTGCTGCCACTGCTTAGGGCGCTCCTGAAGATTCCTAGATTCCATTTCACGCGTTAATCTATTTTTTTCTACTGTTTGAGTCATTTTGTTACCCCAATTTAACTTGTTCGCGAGCATATTGCTCATTGGTTAGTCCGAGTTTTTTAGCTAAGGCTTGTTGTGTTTTTGTAAGCGTGACTTGCTTTGGAGCAGTACTTCGCTTGGCAGACGCAACCACTGGACTGGATTTTGTTCGAGTAGGTTTAGTTTCCTCCTCGATTTGGACATTGAGGCCGAATTCTTCTGGGAACCGACGTCTTACTTCCTTGTCAATACTGTTGAAATATTCATCAGTACCAATATAAGCCCCGCCATATTTTTCGGCTAGTTCTTCATGAACGCCTCTGGCGTAACTACTCATACTTTTTTTCTTAGGATCTGTAAACCAGGGGTTTCTGGACACCCAAGCATCGACCTTTGGATCTCTCTGCTGTTGTGCAACAGGAGGTGTATAGGTAGTTTGTACAGGATTTTCATCAGTTTGTACAGTAGGTTTAAAGTTTTTTACCTTATCTAGCTTCAATTGAGCCCTAATTAGCTCTTGTTGAGCCTCTAAAAGCTTGTCACTGTCGCCAGAATCATACGCTTCTTTGTAGTTGCGTTTGGCAAGATCAACTTCTGATTCAGCTGAAGTTTTATAGGTGGAAATAAGTTCTTTCTCACCTTCTTGCATGACATTTTTCAAGCGCTTATTCTCATCTAGCACTCGTTGAGCCATCGCTAAAGCTTCTTGTTGCTCACGATACGCGGCTTCTTTAGCTCTACGCTCGTCATGCCAAGCCTTCTTGTACTGCTTGAACTTTTGCTTTACGTTTTGAGAATAGTCTTCGGCTTCATCTGCCGTCTCTAATTCTTCTTTAATCTTCTCAGGAAGAGGTTCGACATGTTGGTCTTCAACGGGAGTGTCGTCAACAATCTTGACTTCGACTGGCTCATCGTCTTCAAACTTAATATCTATTTCTTCTTCTGCGGGTTTATTTTTAGACTCTATTTCGTCTGGAAATTGAAATGATTGCATGTTCGTTCCTCCTTAAGGACGATAAATTCCGCGTGGGTCTTCAACTACACCCTCGACAGAATCTTCATTGATCATACGGAATTCTCTTCCGTGGATTACCATTCTTGAGCCAGCGTTTGGTCTCACAAGAATAAAGTCTCCAACTGCACACCAAGGTCCTGATGGATATCTGACCTTATCTGTATAGCAGTCTGGTCCCATAGCCACTACGAATAAAACTGTGGTTAGCAATTCTTCATTCTTAATGGTTTCATCGGATTTGACAATACCGCTTGAGTACTCTTTCTCCTTTTCTGGAATCGCGCACAGTATTTTCCAGCCTGCGGGCTTGGGCAATTGTGTTGCCTTTTGCTCTTGGCTTTTATCCAATATATTGGACAAATCCACTGCTTGCGTTAAATCAACCACGTTTGTATCAGTCATCTGATTCCTCTATTTGTTTTGTCAGGTCTGTGATGTATCTGCGCACGGTGAGCAGACCTGTAATTTCCCCACACATTGCACAGTATTCGGCATAGTCCTTGGCTGATCTAGAGCCAAGGGCTTCTTCAAGTTGTCTAACCTTTTCATCGACTTTTTGAGCGACTAATTCGGTCAGTTTTGAGGTTTCATAACTCATTTATTACCTTTTTTAGGTTGATTTTGCTGTTTTTGAGCCATTTGGGACTGTTTTTCAGCCTGCATTCTGGCTGTTTCTGCCTGTTTTTCTGCTTGTAAACGAGCTGTTTCAGCCTGTATTTGCGCATTTACCATCTGCGCATGAGTCTGATTTTTTGACATTTCAGCTTGATTTTTAAGCATAGTCATGTGTTTTTGGATGTCTATAGACGATTTGAAGCCCTCGATCTCCTTTTGATGCTGTGCTTGCTGATGAACTGTGGCTGCTTGTACTGCAAGTTTTGCCCCGTCCGTCTGTTGTGTCGCTTGTATTCTTGATGCCTCAATCTGCAACTGCTGTGCTTTAAGTTGGGCATCAGATTGATCTTTCTGAGCCTTGCGTTGCAGGTCTTGTTGTTTGATCTGTAGCTCTTGTTGTTGAAGCTGAATAAGCGGGTCTTGGGCTTGTTGTTGATTCTGTTGTTGTTGAGCCTGTTGCTGGTGTTGCTGTAGCAGTTTTTGCGCTGCCTGAGCCGCCATCTGAGATACTTTGACTTCCATCTCTGGAGACATATTCTCATCTTCATCAGGTTTTTCGTTGTATGCGGGTAATGTTGTACCCATAGTCTGCTCAAGCTCTTTGCGATACTCCATGCCCAAATGCTCTGTAATGTGAGCTGACATTGCTGCCGTCAACTGTTGTGCGAGTTGCGGGTTCATGCCAATAATTTGCTGGATATGTGGGTCTTGCATTGCTGACATATGGACTGCTATGTGAGCCTTATGGTCTTGGTAGCTGAATGCTTTGACTGGTTTGTTACGCAATATATCTTGATTCTCAGATACAGGGTCACGCGGCTTAATATCATCTTCCATTGGCACAAGCTTTTGGTAATTCTTAATGCCAATCACTTCTAACATCTGACGATGTAATAGCGGAAGATCATATATCTGTGGTGCTGTTTGTGCTAGTTGTAATGCAGCTTGATACTGAACAACTTTTTGAGCCATAGTTGCCGCATTCGGATCGCTGACTGGGATGATGTTGACCATCTCATAGTCTTGTCTCTTAGCACGGCGGTTGCCTGAGTCTGGATCGTAGTCATACTCGTCTGTACAGTTCTCAGCTATGATTTCCTTTAGCAACTCGAACTCTTGACGCATTGCATAATGTATTCTAGCTTGAACAGCAGACATTGCCTTAAGAGTTCTCTCAAGGATAGCAAGCGTAGTTCCTACAGGAGAAGCTGCAGACATATCACTTACTTGTAAATCAGCTGCGCCAGCAAACTTTCTACCTTCTTCAATGATACTATTAAATAACGTAAAAAGAACTTGGCTTGGCTCCTTGTATGGTAGCGGCATGATATTATCCCGCATTGTTCCACTAGGTACATCTACGTCACGGAACTCTCCAGGTGCTATAGGTGTGTCATCACCTTTCGTACGCAGCCCTCTAGTTTTGAAGCCCCCAGGCAAGTTAGATAATGTACCAGCGTCCACAAGCTGACGAAGAATGCTAGTACCAGACTTAGCAAAAGCGCCAATAAGATGTATAAGTCCAAAAGCATAAAAACCAAACCCTGGAATATAAGGGTAATGAACAAAGTGCTTACGTTTTTTATAAAGCTTATCGCCTTTCTTCCAGTTCCTTCTGATTCCGAGTACATTGGTTGTTCCCTTGTCTATAGTAATAATGTAAGGCAATGCTAAACCTGTTGGCTCGCCTTCATCGTCAACGTGCTCAAACCCTGGTAAGTCCCACTCTACCTGCATCTCAAGTAGTTTGTATCTATTGTCTGTTTCAGCTCTAAAGCCTAACTTCTCAGCAATTTTCTTCTCAACTTCATCAAGAACATTGCTTGGTTCACCAAGATCTATATCTCTATAAAACCCAGAGTGAATGAGCCTCTTCATCTCATTTTCAGTCTTTCTCATCACGTGGGTAATACGTTCTGCACTATCAAGGTCTGACGCGCCGTACGGGACAACTACATCTTCTGCGGGTACGTAAACAGACGTCTGTCTATCAAGATCAGAATCTTCATATACTTTCTTAAACGCATTACCTGATAGTCCCAAGCCCCACAACATGCGCTCATGCTCAGGTCTATATTCTTTCATTACCTCAGTGATCTCATAGTTCATATCATCATGAACACGTTCTGCTGCTTCTTTTTTCTCAGGTGTTTCTTTGCCAATGATTGCTGTCTTGACAGGTCCCGCTGCAGGGAATGTCTCCATCATTGTCTCAGCCTGAAACTTCACAAGTGCTTCTGCAAGGAGTGGGTGAAACACGCCACACGCGCCAGGCCAAGGCTCTATTCTTTCTTCTATCTTTAATCCAAGAAGTTCTAGTCCGTCGGTGTAAGTCTGTATCCATTCTTTACGCGAACCAACGTCTGCTTCATAGTCACTGATAAGCTCAGATGCTATTTTTAGCAACTCTCCTTCATTCATGTACTCAGCCAAGTTATCATCAAATCCTTCTTCATTTTGATCGGCTTTCTCCATGTGCATCGCAAAGTCAGGGCCCTCAATATCTACTGCTTCTGGATCTTCAATATGAATTTCAAGAGGTTCTTCACCTTCACCTAATTGATCTAGCCCTTGTGGGCTTTGATATAGCGCTTTATCTATAGCCATTTTGTATCCTTAATAGTATGCGGGCCTCTTGCGATATTGACGCAAAAAGGTGTCGTCCGGTTCATCGTTGGGTAGGCGAAGGAATCCCCCTTGCCTAAATCTGAGGAGCGCGAGTGTTGTAGAGTCCACCAAGTCGTCGTTTGCCCCGCTTGGGAAGTCATTACATTCTTCAATTACTTCTTTTGCCCATCTGCGGTCTGGTGCCCACACTATGCCTGAAGCAAATAAATCTGATACTGCATTAACTCGTGCAATTTTATCCTGTCCTTTACCTGGAGTAAACTCCCCTACCGGGACGCCCATCCGTCTAAATTCTTGATACAAAGCCGACCCGTTTGATTTCTTCTCAACCATAAACGCATCAGGTTGCCACTCTTTATATTCTTCTAGTACCAGCTTTTTAAGTTCTGGATACTCCATACGTTTCTTTATCGCGTTGAGCAGTATGATTGCGAAGTTATTTGTCTCTTCGTTGTAAAACACACCCCAAGTTGTGAGTGCGTTAAAGTCTGCTCTGTTGTTTGATTCTTGCGCCGCATCAAGAGACATAATGGTAAATTCACACATTGGCGGATGGTCTTTATCCCATATATTCCACCATTCTCTTTTTATAAGTGCGCCCTCTTCACTCACAGGATTTTGCATGTATTGCGCATTCCAGTAGCGAATATCTAACGCGGCTTTCTTTGCATACAACTCTTCTACGGGCCAAAACTCAGGCCACAACGCTTGACCATCTTCTTTGATTGCAGGGAACTCAACTACTTCCCACTTATCAACTTGATCATCTTTATCCATTTGACTAACGATCTGTCCAGTTAAATCTAACTTAGACCACCGAGTCATCACGACCACAATAGCACCTCCAGGCATAAGACGCTGCAAAGGGCCAGACTGAAACCACTCCCAAGCAGGAAGAAATACTTCAGGTTTCCCAGTTTTGGCTTCTTGCTCCGAATGTGGGTCATCAATAATAAAAAGGTCTGCGCCTCGACCAGCCAAAGCACCGCCAACACCGATAGCAAAGTATTCACCATTGAAGTTTGTCCCCCATCGTGACGCCGATTTACTATCAGCTTGTAATTCTATTTGCGGAAAAATATCCTTGTATGAATCTGAACCCACAAGATTACGCACTCGACGACCAAAGTTGACTGCCAGATCAGCAGTGTGCGACGCCATAATAACCTTCTTTTGCGGGTACTTACCGAGGAACCATGCAGGTGCGAGATAGGAAATGAGCTCAGACTTACCGTGTCTTGGCGCAATATTAACGATGACACGCTTGCTCTTTCCTGCTGCGATATCTTCAAATATCTGAGCGAGTTTAAGATGGTGTGGGCCAACTTTGTAGCCAGGATATACATGCTTAACAAAATCCAGAAAAGAGTCCTTTCCAACAGATTGAGTAATTTGTATTTGATATTGGCGTAGTAACTCAAGAGTCTTCCTTTTTTGTTTATCAGGCATCGTCGGCAATGCCTGACGAATTTTGAATAGTTGCTCCGGAGTTATATTAATCGCCGTCATTTACGATCTGCTTAGCTTCGACGTCAATAACTTTTGTTTCAATACTCTCTAATGTCTGTAAAAGTTCTTTCTCAACTTCTTCCATCGTTTGATGTTTAACAGTCATTTCACTACGTTTCTTAAATGCATCGACACCGTCTATCTCACCTAGTTTAGATAGAGCAGCTACACGTATCTTTGCATCTCGTGCATTCTCAACTTCCATAACAAGTTTGTTGACCACGTACATTTTTAAATCTGCAAGGTCATCTACGATTGCAACATTAGTCTGTGCAACCATGCCTGCAAGAAATGCAAGTGTTTCGTTTCCGTACTTAGAAAAGTCTGGTCGATGATGAGGATCTTCCATCATCTGTTTTGCTATTTGCTTGGCGGTATCTACATCGCCTTGATTTGGTACGAGAGGATTTCCAGTGAGATCAGACATGAGCTTTATAACATTGGCTCGCATCTCTAATTCTTGTGCAGGAGATAATTCAGGGAAGGCTTCCGCTGCGCTGCTGGGCAACGGTATATTTTCTTCTATCGGAGGGATCATCTCATCCATGTCTACCTTTGTTGATTAGTAGTTTGTCGCATTATATAGTAAAACTGGACGAACCACGACTTATTAGGGTCCTTTTTTGGCAGGACGAGTTATGGAAAATTTTTTATATATTTAAATTAGGGGCGATGTAACTTGACATATAAGGGGGTGGGTTTTGAAAATGAAGGGGTTATTTGTGTTCAGCTAAGAGTAGAGAGGCGACGGAGAGGCTCATTTAAGAAAAGGGGGGTGGGGGGTCGTGCCCTGTACCCCAAACTGGACGTACACCCTACATATGGGGTAAAATACACTTAATGCAAAGCAATAGTGCAATGCAGATTATGAAAGGTACATCATGTACAAGATAACTGTTCAGTGGGAAGATCAAGTGTTTACTCATGTCACATACACAAAGCGTGAGGCTTATGAATACCTCCATTCATATCCTAAGCGTAACATCTTCGGTGTTATATATAACATCTTCGGTCAGCGCCTAGCAATACGCTACGCACGTTAATCAACCCGAGGGGCTTTGCCCCTCACCTTAAGGAACTATCATGCGTTTAATTATTTTCTTTGGTGTTTGTGTTTGTGCGTTAGGTATATTGTTATCAGCTGTTGGATTACTTCAGCAGTCGTTAACACCACATGGAGCTGCTTACTGTGAACTAGCCTTCACAATCATGGGCGGTTATTTAATGTCTTTACTAGCAAGGAGCGAGAAATGAGTAGCTACACAATTGACTATGGCAATATCCCAGATGGCGATCAAAAGATGTACTGTGCAATCCAAGACTGCAAGAAGTACTTAGGTACAAGGCAGTTCAAGAAGATAGTATACATACTACAAGGTGACAAGGGTCAGACACCTAGAAACTTGGTCAGACTCGGGTTAGCTCTACAAGGCATCCAAGGTTATCCTGCAGATGCAATGATAGATATGTTTTGGGATTCACAGCGTGAACTAGACTTCAGCTGATAGCAAAGGAGGACGCACAGCGTTCTCCTTTTTTTGTGCCCACACATTTGATACCAGTTATTGAGGGTCGGGCGTGTCGGATCGTGCGCGGTTCAAGCGAGTTATTTAGTAATCCACGCGTACGTGAAAATTGATATTGTTATCGGTATCAGTTAAAATTCTCATATCGGATAAAATGATTTATCTGATATTTTTTAAACTTTCTAGGAGATAGCTATCATGGCTACAAAAAAATCGGTTTCCGTTTCCGTTTCCCCAATTACATCTTTAAAAGATGGTGCGTATCAACAAGCTACTGCACATTCTAAGATTAGAGACGTAGCTAATTATTGCCTTGAAAATATTGCAGGGTTTCCCGAATCATTACCCGATGAGTCGAGAGCACAATTGTATGAGGGCTATCAATTAAGATATGCTCAAAATAACCCTGCAAAGACTTATGCGGTTATCAACTCGCACTACGTTACACGTACTGCAGAGCACGATGACAAGGTAGAAAAGATTGAGTTATCTGTTGCGTACGTGATGAGTTTTACATCTCAGGAATTCGGTAAACTCAAAAATGATAATCCTGAATTGCATGGATTAGTTAAAACTCTAAGAGATTCAGTAGGCACGTATTGCAGTAATCGACGTCTTGATCTAGTTCGCATGGCTAATAATATTTTAGCCGAGAAAGAGGGAAAGGCTAAAACTCGAACTGCAAACAAGGATTTTGACGAATCCATAATCGCTATGTTTGAAACATTCGATACCAAAGTGAAAACTGCAAAGAAACGTGGAGACGTTACTGCTGACGATCAACGATACAAAAAAGCAAAAATTGCATTTTTAGCGATTTGGAAACCCAATGCTTAATTAGCATTATCTAGAAACCTCCTAGTCGAAAGGCTAGGAGGTTTTTTTTCGCCCCGACTATTTGATACCAGTTATTTGAGGTCGTGCGTGTGAATAGCGTAGGCGCATCGCATAGCAGAGTCTTAATTAGCTTTCCACGCACACGTGGAAAATCTTGTTCTATTTCTAAAAAGTAGAACAAAACCATGTTTGCATCATCTACCATTCTCAGAACTGATAGAAAATAGTTTGTTCTATTTTTAAAAAGTAGAACAAGACCTACATATGGGGATTTGTTCTATTCTGTGTTCTCAGTTGTGCCTAATTTTTAATCAGCGTAGAACAAGAAAACCTAGTATCCATGCGGGTTGCGGAGGTTTTGTTCTAATGTTCTACGTTTTTCGACAATGAGTGTCCAAAAATACGAAAAAACTTTGTTCGCAGGACTTGTTTTGCCAATGCAAGACTTTAGCAAAAAACATCAAAAATAGGAGCGTCCTCTCGAAAATCGTAGAACATTAGAACAAGAATATATTATATATAGTACTTATTATATTAATATTAATACTTCCTCTTACAGAAACTAATACCTCAAAGCAAAAAGTAATACCTAACCATGTTCTAAAAATCTTGTTCTATTAGAACAAAAATCGGAACACCAAGAACAAACTCAGAACATCACATCTGCCCCACTATTTAAAAAAGTTATACAACAACCGAGTTTATATGTCAAGTTATGTTATACTTATATCTGAGTCGCAATGAGTCTTCAATGCGTTCTCATTTAGCTTTCCACGTACACGTGGAAAATCTCATCAATATCAACTGGAGTCAGCATCATGCAAAGAACCGATCAAATCATTCAACTACACCTATACGATGCAAATCGTAATGACAAACACTATTACATGGTCAACACGTGTGACCCCGATGTACAGACCGATGAGTATTCAGACATCGACGATGACCTTGCGGGTTTGACCATTCACTATGAGGAGGAGTACTTCTCAACCAACACCTACATGACCGAGGAAGATGAGATACAAGAATGTCTACTCATTGAACTTGAGTGCCAACTCATTGCCAACAACTAACAACTAGGAGATTATTATGGGACGTATGAAAGATGTACACATTGACTTTATGGATGAGCATGGCTATGAGCCTACCAATGAAGATATTTTTAAACGATACATGGTCAAAGCCATAGGGATGTCCGCACCACATTGTCGTAACTGCGATGAAGAGTATTCCATCGAGAGGTGGAAGCTTGGTTACAAGTGGTGCATGGACTGCGGTGAGTATTTCGTATCACAGACAAAGCGCACAATCGTGCCCATGCACAAATCCAATTATGTTCTCATCACCGATCTCAACGATCTCAAAGGTATCAACAACAAAGGAGGTAACGTCAAATGATTGCTTTAAAGCTAAAAGTTAAAGACCAATATGGTCAAAGAGTTTTCTATCCCATGTGTGTAGTGAGCGATATCTTCGCACAGATGCTAGGCACAAAGACATTGACAGTAAGGGCTATCAACCACATCAAAGCATTGGGTTATGGCATTGAATTCATACACGACGAGGTGACACTATGACACAGAATAACTTTTCACTAGACGATGGAGACGAGAGTTTCATTATCAACTTACTTTTAGATCAGGGTCGGATGCTCGACTTAGATACCAAGATGGCAGACATGAGAGGACTCATGGTGTTGTCTAAAAAGTATGGGGCTGAGTACTTAGCTGAGGCGATATATCGTGTCCACTCAGATATGAAACTAATCACAGATGCATTGAACGATGTCGGATGCGAGTTCGACCCCAAGCTATGAAAACCGATTTCACTAAAAACTACAGAATTAGATACAAGGAGAAAGATATGGGATACAGATCAGATGTAGCGTACACGATACGCTTTAACCACGAGGACGACACAGTAGTCGACCATTCGTTCTATACATTCTTAGCTGAGGCAAAGTCTAAACCTGAATACGCTCTTGCTCTCGACGATAAAAACATAGAGATTGACGAGGTGCGTTGTCGCATTAACTTCTCGGCAAACGATGTGAAATGGTACGAGGGTTACCCTGATGTCGACTCACATACGAGACTTTTAGAACTTGCAAAGGACTGGGCAGACAACGAGGCGAACCCTAGCATTGGTTATATGTTCATGAGGGTCGGTGAAGAACCTGCCGATATTGAGCACTTAAATGGTGGTGCGTATGACTGGGACTGGATGCAAGTCAGTCGGCAAATCGTAACGGACTGGGACTAAAGTCGTTATATAACTGGCATCTTTCGCATAAAAAAGTTGTGTAAATGCTTGTGTTATATGTCAAGTTATGTTATACTTATAACTCAGTCGCAAAATGTTTTCAGTTAGTTGTTAGTTATCGTTCCACGTTAACGTGGAATTCTTTTAAATCAAAGGAGATAGTATGTTAGAGAAACCAAGTCATCTTATATCGTTAGCATCTAGCGGATTCTTAGTGTCACTCGATGTCAACGTGTGGTCGGCAACCAAGCAAGACCGAGGCATCAGCAATGAGGTTACTACGGCAAAGCACGCAGATAAAAATGCGGGCAAGTACGTTAAGAATCTACTAGCAGATCACCCAAGGCACAAAGCGATTGTGAATTATCGTCAGACGATTTACAACTGGCTGAAACGTAGGACTTATCGGTGGAACAATGCACAGGACTACTTGCCGTCAATTGATATGCCCAAGTTCAAGCAAGAGTACAACGAGCATGAGACTGAGTTCTTCAGACTACGTGACGAGTTCATCATCCACTATGATTCTATTGTCTCAGACATGGCGTTCAAGCAAGGCGATATGTTCAACCGAGATGACTATCCCAGTAAAGATGATCTCACGCATAGGTTTAACGTTGAATTGTTTGTTGCCGATGTGCCGATGAATGATTTCAGATGCGCCATAGCAAATGACATCGCTGATGAGTTGTTCAACACATACAGTAAGCAGACTGAGAAAATCATTTCTACCATTATGATTGAGCAACAAAGTCGGTTCGTGGAGGTCATGAAATCAATCAGTCATTGTTGCGGTGTCGATGAGATCGGTGTCGATGACAACACAGGTGAGACCAAGACAAAGCGTAGGAAGATATACGACACAACAATTATCAAAGCCAAGGAGATGTGCGAGACATTCAAAGACTTCAATCTTAGTGGCAGTAAGGAACTAGAAGATGCAAGGGCATCGCTAGAGAAAGCATTGGATGGTGTAGACGCTGAGGCTATTCGTGAGTCAGATGCGGTGCGCCATGCAGTAAAGGAGGATGTCGATGGCATCCTGAGTAAATTCAGTTCGTTCAGTATGTTTCAGTAATTATTAGTTCAACAAAGGAAAAATCATGTCTAAAGAAAAACTCAACTTTATCAACACAGTATCTATCAACGAACTCAGAACTATGATTCCACTCATAGGTGGAGAGATAACTCCGATCATCCAGTCCGAACCTGGTTGCGGTAAGACTTCTCTGTTATCTATGATAGCAACAGACAATGGTGACAAGTGGCGCAAGGTCGGTGACTACTTCGAGTCAGACAAGTACGACTACATCTATGTCGATTGCCCCGTCAAAGATATGTCAGAGATAGGTATGACAATTCCTAACCACACATCAAAATCCCTTGAATATTATGTGTCAGATTTATTCAAGCTAGACAACGGCAAACCTAAAGTTATCTTACTCGATGAGTTCATGAAGTCTCCCAAGCTATTGCAAGTCATCTTCACTAGGCTGATGCTTGAGAGATGCGTAGGTGACGTTCCACTAACACGTGGGTCAATAGTTTTCGGTACAAGTAACAATGCGTCCGATGGTGTTGGTGACAATATGTTAGCCCATGCGGGGAATCGTGTATGTATCGTGCGTATGGCGAAGTCAACACCTGATGAGTGGTTGCAATGGGCGACAGAGAACAACATATCTCGTGTCATTCGTGCGTTCGTGTCTATGTTCCCTCGTGTATTGGCATCTTATACGACAGGAGATCAAGCGGACAATCCCTACATCTTCAAGCCAAGCATGACAACACTATCGTTTTGCTCTCCTCGTTCATTGGCAAAGTGCGATGTGATCGTGAAGAACAGAGACAGGTTGGGTGACAACGCAACAATGGTTGCACTAGCGGGTACGATCGGTGCATCAGCGGCTGGTGACATGAGTGCGTTCTTAAAACTTGAGAAGTCTCTCGTTGACTTCAAAGACATCATCAAATCTCCGAAGACTGTGGCATTGCCTAATGATATCTCTGCTCAACTTATGATCATGTTCCAAGCGGTCGATAGCATCGAGGCACAAGATCAACTAACAAACTTCATGGAGTTCGTAGAACGCATTGAATCAAGCGAGGTACAAGCGGTGTTCTTTACGATGATGATGCGTACCGCCAAGACGATCAGACTTGCAAGGAACAATCAGAAGATTGCGATGTGGGCAAAGGACAATCATGAACTATTTTAATTGGGATGACTTTGACTTATGGTTCGGTAAACTTATCATAGTAATGATAGGGATACTTGTCTTTTCGATACTCTTACTATTCATTTTATTAGTCATGCTATGTCTGATCGGAATAGGTAGTCAAGGGTATCAATTAATATTTCACTAGGAGATGGAAATGGAATTAACAAGTGCTGATTGTTTTCTACTAGGGTGGGCGTTCATGGCGACCATACTATATGTGAAGACTAGGGAAGAATTAAAGTTCTTCAAGTACAGGATGGGCAATACCTTGCAAGGTATTGCAAAGGGTAAGTTAAAAGTAATTGATCATGGTGATCATTGCGAAATCGAGGAGATTTAATATGCAAGGCAAACAAGAAACAAGACTAAAGAGAGCGCACATTGCGCTAATGAAACATCCAGCGACGGCACTTTACTCAGGTGTAATGCTGATGGGTAAGAGCGAGGTCATTGATGGTGAGGGTACGGCATACACCGATGGTGTCAACAAGCGTTACTATCGCAAGTTCCTTGAGGAACATATCAAGGATGAATCTTCTTTGCGAGGCTTAGTACTTCATGAGAATCTTCATGTCGCACTAAAGCAGATTCCACGTGGGCGTGACATGATAAATGACAATCGCAAACTGGCTAACATTGCGATGGACTTTGTGGTCAACGATATCATTGTCAATGCGAAAGGTACAGTATCGGGTGGGACTGAACCAATAGTTTCTTTACCGACAGATGGTGCGGTGTATGACCCGATGTTCCACAATTGGTCAATGCGTGAGGTATACAACTATCTCAAGCCACTCGTAGGTAAAGCACCTCCTCCGTCACAAGGTAGCAAGGGCGATGAGCAAGGTAATGGTTCACCCCAAGGTGGAACACAAGGTAGTGACGAGGGTTGGGAGAACACAATCACAGTCAACGGCAAGACCTATGATCTTTCTGACTCAGACGAACATGATACATCGGGCATGGAGGGTCTCGATCATGAGCAACTGAAAGAACTCAATGACAAGATAGATAGTGCTCTACGTGAGGGTGGAATGTTAGCGGGTCGCATGGGTGGCAAGATGCCAAGAGCAATCACAGATATGTTAGCGCCCAAGGTTGACTGGCGACATGAGTTGCGTGAGTTTGTATCCTCATCAACCAAGGGTAACGACGAGTTCACATGGCGCAAGATGAACAAGCGACATATGGTCAATGACATCTATCTACCAAGCGTGGAGAATGAATCAATCGGTGAGGTGGTTGTTGCTATCGACACATCGGGTTCAATTGGTGAGAAAGAATTGAATGAGTTCGCTAGTGAACTGGCATCAATTTGCGAATTGGTCGAACCTAGCATGGTGCGTATCATTTGGTGGGACTACGATGTTCATGGTGAACAAGTCTTTACTGACAACTATGCCAACATCGGTGCAATGCTTAAACCATTGGGCGGTGGTGGTACACGCGTGACGAGCGTTAACGATTACATCAATGAGAAGAAGATTACCGCAGACTGTGTGCTGATCTTTACCGATGGATACCTTGAGAGCGACATCACATGGACTATCAGTTCACCGACATTGTGGTTCGTGACACAAGCGAAAAACTTCGTCGCACCTAATGGTGGAAAGGTAGTTGAGGTGAACGATGAGTAAACCAAACTTAAGAAACTCATTAGAACTTAGAGTGTGGATGCAAGAAAGTTCGGCACGAGTGGCAATAGCATCAAGCGTAGGAGGTGACCCCGATATGGCAACTGCAAGATTCGCAGATCAGTTAGTCGATGAGTTATTAGAACTCTATAAGTCAAATCCTGACATGGCTTATGGCTATGCTCTGAGTGAGGCTGAACTGAGTCAAGATGAGTTCCAACGACAGATGTGGTTATCGGTGTGTAAAGTATTGGATGACAGACTAGGACTTAAAAAAGGAGATGAGCAATGATGTACGGATTTAACTATGAGCGACTGACCAAGGTCACAGAGCAACAAAAGCCTTATCGTGGTTCGGATAATCGTTTCCCGATGGAGCACAGATCACGCAATGAGAAATACTTTTTTGTTGAGGAGGAGAATGGCGAAAAAGTATACGACATCGTGTATGGCACAAGGTGGAGACACGAAGATATCGACAAAGAAACTTATGATTCACTCTATGCAATTAAACCTAGTGACGTATGGGCATCTGAAGAATATGATTATGCCAAGCATAAAGGCACAGGCAAGTTCACTTACCACAAGGTAATTCGTAGCCCAAACCTCATGGCGAGAGTACGTTCAGATAACACAGTTGAGTTTACCAAGGATGAGTATCATCAAGGAGAGCGCAACTTCTTATCACAGAACACAAGCGGTGGGTTCATTAACGATTCACGTAGAGGTGGACTGATATATAAACACTACGGATACAGGGACAAACGAAACACACTACTAATGCACGCAATCCATAAGGGTATGCGTATCGCTTGTGATAGTGACATGGCGGTCGTGCCTTATGAGGTAGAGTTGAAGAAGGTAGATCGTAGACTAGCCAAAGAAACTCTTAAACCATACGAGGATTTCTTTAAGGTAAGCGAAGTCATGTGCAAGGCGATGCCGTATGAACAACTCAAGGACTTAGCAATAGAGGTATGCAAAGAGCGAATCCCAAGTAAAGTACTTACTCATATCAATAGTCAAGAACTTTTACATGAGGCAAGGTTATGCACACAAAGCGCACCACTTGATGCGTTAGTACTCTATGCGTTGGCATACGATGTGAATCGGTTTGCATGGTCATTCAGATGGGGTATAACAATCTCCAATGACAATGGTGAGAAAAGTCATCAACTGTATATGGCGACCAAGCGTAGGATACTGAAGGATTTATATACCACACATAAGGAAATATTTAAAACATACCGATTGCAAGGTGGTATGTATTTTCCAGCGAGTGAGTGGGGCACAGAAGTGATAGTAAATGGCAAAGTAATTCAACAACTTTAACTTACAAACAAGGATCCTAAAATGGAAGGAAATGAACTAAGACTATTCTTAGCGTTGCTGAATTTAATGCAACAAATAGAAGAAGATATGCCAAGAGAGTATATGACTAAGCACTTAAAAACTGCGATAGAAGATGCGTGTGAATTACTAAATGAAACAAGCCAAGGAGAAAACGATGAGTAAATATATTCTTACATCAGTAGCGGGAGATTCTGTACAAGACATGGACAAAGTTCTCAAGGAGAATATTTGCTTTCCACTTGTGCGTGAACTTGAATTTAAGTATGGCTTAAAAGTTTATAAGATATCGGGTGAGGTGAAAAACGTAATAACTCCACACTTTTATATGTGTTATTCCAATGGTTTACCATGCGGTGCGGTGTTTGCTAAGGCTGAGAAAGAATGGGACGTTCACAAAGGTACTCACGTTGAGCATTGGGAGTACAACTTCAAGACACCATACTACAAGAAGGCAAGAGGCTCATCCGATAGTGATAGAGAAACTATATCGAGTAAGAAAATCTCTACTCTCATGGGCACAATACAGAGACAGAAAGTTATCAAGCCGTTGGATGAGATTATCAATAAAGAATACAAATCAGAAATGCTAGAGTGTTTGGGAACGATGAAAGATTCTTTCGGTAAAGATCATAAATACACACCTGTAGATGCGGATACTATTCATGCGTTGGTGGCTTATGCACTAGGTGAAAATCCTAATAGTTATGGGCTATCAATAAACAAATCTGTATGTAAAGATTTGCTTGACAAATTCAATAAGTGTGATAGCATCAGAGCCAAGAAATTAAAAGAGACAGAGAGATTTTTTAGTAATCCATTCTATGCAATCGGTGTTGATAAGAGTAAGCATATCATCATCGGCAAGTTAAAAATAGTAGAAAACAAAATGCAAATAGTAGAAGATTTCAGTCGAGTGTTATCGTTAGATCATAAGGAAGATTTAACTGCAATTCTTACTATGATGAGAGTTGCGAATGAGAACATGGGCGAACTCATATTAAATTGTTTTCCTAACAATACTAAGTATGATGCTAACCTTGATGTAATTTATAAGAGTGTATGGTATCGTAATGAGACAGACTTTCATTGGACTCTTATCCCATGTCAATAAGCGAATTCTTTCCTACACTTACCCCAGTAGTTCATAAGACGAATTGGGACTTACTACGTGTGCCACTTATCAAATACGAAGGTCAATACAAAATCAACTTAGGTGATCGCATGGTGCGTATCTATGATGATAAAACATTACCCGATGTTATCAAGACTAAGATGGCAATGATACTCGCACATCCACATGAGGTGGTACGTGATAATAACGTTCAACGTATAGATGTATACACAAACAACCAATCGCCCGAACTTGATGAGGTGGGTTGGCAATCGTCTGAACATTATTTCTGTATGGTGTTAGATCGTTCAACAGTTAACGAACTGAAAGGTTCACATGACGCTATGGCGCAAGAGAGGTAACATGACTCCTGAAGGTAAAGTCAAAGCAAAGGTTAAAAAACTTTTAGCTGAAGGGAAACACTACTACACCATGCCTGTGACTGGGGGGTATGGCAATAGCGGAGTACCTGACTTTATCGTGTGTGTCAAAGGAAAGTTCTTAGCGATAGAGTGCAAGGCTAATGGCGGTAAGACGACTGCACTACAAAATAAAAACCTCACCGATATTAAAACGAGTGGGGGTGTAGCGTTAGTCATTACTGAGGACGATTTAGATTATCTTAAACAAATTCTAATGAACATGGAACACATATATGAATGAAACAGACCGAGAACACTTGCATAAACTTTATGCGGGGTTCGCAATGATTGGGTTGTTGATGCGTGGTAATGACCCTCGCATACCCTCAGAGTCTTTTAACATAGCTGATGCTATGCTAGAGGAAATAGATGCAAGAGACAACAAAGGTATTGCATCAATAGTTAAAAAGTACAAACGTAAGGAAACTGTAAATGAAGAAACCAATAGCACAAATTAGTAGAGTAGAGCGTTACATGGCAAAGCATCCCAATGCCAAACCAAAAGAGGTAGCGGATGCGTTAGACTTACCATTGAAGGCGGTATATAACTATCGTATGCTCATCAAGAAAAAGAATATTCAACTACAAGCGATGGACGACATAGAGCGTTTTATAGTTAAGCCTGATGTATTTAAGAATCCACGTGAAGGTGAAACAGTAGATAACGTCAATCATCCTCCGCATTACAAAGTGGGTGGCATCGAGACTATCGACTTCATTGAGGCGAAAGAGTTGGGTTACAACTTGGGTAACGTCATCAAATATATTTCTAGGGCAAGTCACAAACATTCTTATGCAGAAGACTTGAAGAAGGCTAGGTGGTATCTCGATAGAGAGATTATGAAGCAACACGTTGGTAAGTAATTCTTAGGAGGTTATGCTCAGGCATAACTTCCTTTTTTTGTATCTATTGAAAACGTTATTTAAGGAAAACTGGCATCATGGAATTAAAACTAAATGCGGGGGTAGAAATCATAATTGAGCGTATGAAATCTCACCCTGAAGAATTTATAGAAGATAAAGGCTCTCTCATAGATGGCGATACAGTCGTGCGTGGAAGATGGCATAAGATTATCCTAGCTGTTCTTACAAAAAAGAAAGTGCGTGTCGTCAAGAACAAACAGGAAGATGTGTACTGGAAAGAACTATCGTGGATGACCGATGAAGAGATTGATGCGTTATACGATGGGTTTATGGAGATGATGCGTAATAAATTCACAGGCGACGTTATGGTTAAGTTGGCGGGCGAAACGCAATAGATCGAGGATGATATGAAATGTCCAATATGCGAACACACAAAATCAATGGTAGTGGAGTCAAGGAAGTCTCCCGACCACGACAATCTAAGAAAGCGATATTGCCTGAAGTGCGGGAACAACTTTATAACGAAGGAAGTTCTATACGAAGGCAGACTCAGTCGTGCGGACAAAATCAAGCGCAGAGACCACAATGGCCTTTTCCAACCAAAGTCTTAGATGGCTTAGGAAATTCTTTAGCGTTCAATTCTGACAATTTTGAAGAGGCATTATTTTGAGCATTATTACGATTGACTTTGAGACGTACTACGACTCCAAGATCAAACTAGGGTTCAAGCACCAAACGACCGAGGAGTACGTGCGAGACAAACGATTCCATGTAATTGGTGTCGGTGTTAACGTGGATGGCAAAACAACGTGGGTAAGTGGGACTCATCAAGAGATAAAAGATTTCTTATTGACTCTTAATATACCGCAGCGGGCACTACTCGCACACAATACTCTTTTCGATGGGTGTATTCTTAAATGGATATTTGGTATTGAGGCTAAGTTTTATCTTGATACGCTATGTATGGCGAGGGCGGTCAATGGCGTTGATGTAGGCGGGTCACTGGCATCGCTAAGTAAGCTCTATGCGTTAGGCGAAAAGGGCGACGAAGTTGTGATGGCGGAAGGTAAACGTCGAGAAGATTTCTCAGCAGAGGAATTAAAAGCTTATGGCGAATATTGCAAAAATGACGTAGAGCTAGGATTAAGGCTATACCATAAATTGTCGAACGAGTTTCCGCAGAGTGAATTGCAGTTGATCGACATGACTTTAAGAATGTTTATCTTCCCAGTTTTGCGAGTGGATGATCAGTTGCTACTTGACCGACTTGAATTGATTAAGCGATTTAAAGAGTCATTGTTAGAGAGTCTTGCAATTGATTGGACTTGTACGACAGAAGAAGTTCGTAAGAAGTTGGCAAGTAATAAACAATTTGCTGAAGTCTTGAAAACTTATGACATAGAACCGCCTATGAAAATTAGCAAGACAACAGGCAAACAGACTTACGCACTTGCTAAGAATGATGAGCAGTTCATTGCGCTAAGTGAGATAGATAATGTAGCGGTTCAACATCTTTGCTCTATCAGGCTCAACACCAAGTCTACGATCGAAGAGTCAAGGATTGAGAGATTCTTAGGTGTTGGTAAGCGTAACAAGGGCTGGTTACCTATCCCTCTCAAATACTATGGCGCACACACAGGTAGATGGGCAGGTAGTGACAAGGTGAACTTTCAAAACTTACCCAGTCGTGACAAAGAGAAGAAGGCTCTCAAGAACGCAGTCATTGCGCCCGATGATCACATTGTGATTAACTGTGACTCCTCACAGATCGAGGCTCGTGTCTTAGCGTGGTTGGCTGGTCAGGATGATTTGGTGCAGTCGTTCGCTGAAAAGCGTGATGTGTATTCAGAGTTCGCAAGTAAAGTTTATAACCGTCCTATCAGTAAAAAAGATCCTATTGAACGCTTTGTTGGTAAGACATGTATTCTAGGACTAGGCTATGGTACTGGAGCATTAAAACTTCAACACACACTTAGCACTACACCACCTGGAGCTACATTTACCGAAGCTGAGTGTAAAGAGATTGTTGACATCTATCGTGACACAAATGACAAGATCATTGCGCTATGGAAAGAGGGCGACAATATGCTGAAAGACTTAGCTAATTGGGGCGAGACAAAGCCGTTCTACTATGGGCAACACAAATGTGTAAAGATATATAAGGAAGGCATTAAACTACCGAACGGACTTTTCATCAGATATCCTGAGTTGCGTCTTGATACTGAAGAATCTAAAAGCCAATACAAATACAAGTCACGTAAGGGCCCTGTATCCATATGGGGCGGGACAGTTGTGGAAAACGTAGTTCAGGCATTAGCTAGAATTATTGTGGGTGAGCAGATGATCAAGATCAATGAGCGTTATCGTGTTGGTCTTACAGTTCATGATGCCGCCGTGTGCGTGGTTCACAAAGACGAGAAAGATAAGGCGATAGCATATATCGTCGAGTGCATGTCAGTACCTCCCGATTGGGCAAAAGGTTTGCCTGTAGCGTGTGAGGCTCAGTGGGGTGAAAACTATGGAGAAATGCAATGATTAAAGGATGCGCTGAATGTGGGGTTGGTGGTGGTTATGCGTTGTATTGCCTTGCTTGTGCTGAAAAATATGTTAAGCCTGAATGGGTAGGGTTGACTGATAAAGAACTTGAAGAGTTTTCAGAAGCCAAGATTGGTTCATATGATCTGTGTCTTGAAGTCGAGGCTAAATTAAAGGAGAAAAATCATGTGGTTTCTGGGGCATAAAGACGGTAAACCTTGGTGGCACAAACAAGATGAAAACGGTAATTTGATTCCCGTGACTGAAGAGGAAGATATTGCAAATAAAAAATATTGGCAAGATAGGCGAGATGAGATATCCGCAAAAGTTTTTAACGAATTTTTTAAGGAGAAGAACACATGAGATTTAGTATCAAATTATTTGAATATCGTTACGTTTTAAAAATATTTTTACAAGATGGTAGAAAAATTAAATGGTTGCCAACAATTTGTTGGGCAAAAATTGGTTGTGCCGTAGCCCTAAAGGATAAGAACACATGAATGAAGTATTAGATTATCTATTGTTAGTTGGCGTTCTTGTTCTGGGCGCTGTATGGATTACTGCGGTGTTTTGTTTTATTTTGGCAGTAGTAGGGGGACGAGAATGACTAAATTCACATGGTCGTATTCCTCTCTCAAGGATTACATTAACTGCCCACGCAAGTATCACGAGACCAAGGTTCTTAAAAGATACTTCTCGCCGCCAACCAAAGAGACAACTTATGGTAATGAAGTTCATAAGGCATGCGAGAAATACGTAGGCGAAGATGTACCCTTACCTGAAAACTATAAGTTTGTTCAACCTGTATTAGATACTCTCAAAGATATCCCTGGCGAACGCAGTCCTGAGCAACGCATGGCGTTGGATATTGATGGCAAACCTTGCAAGTGGGGTGATGGTTGGGTGCGGGGTATTGTAGACTTAATGATTATTGACGGGGATACGGCTTTTGTGATTGATTACAAGACAGGCAACAACAAATATCCTGACCCTGACCAATTGAAATTAATGGCTCTAATGATCTTTGCACATCAACCCGAAGTCAATATAATTAAGGCTGGCTTGCTCTTTGTGGTGAAGAACAGTTTCTTGCCCGAGGATTACAAGCGTGAAGATATTCCTAAACTATGGGCAGTTTTTAAACCTACATTGGCTCGTTTAGAAATGTCTTACGATACAGGGATGTGGAATCCAAACCCAACACCTTTGTGTCCTTGGTGTCCAGTTAAATCATGCGAACATTACGGAGATAAATAATGCCATACACAAACAAAGCAAGACCTTACAAGAAAGAGTATCAACAACAACTTGAGCGAGGTGAACATGAAGACAGAATGGAAAGACAGAGAGCACGACGCAAACTCGACAAGAAAGGTGTTGACCGAACAGGAAAAGACGTTGCACACGTTAAAGCCTTGTCCAAAGGAGGTTCGAACAAAGATGGTGTTAGACTTGAGTCCCCTTCAAAGAATCGTTCTTTTCCCCGTAAGTCAAGCGGGGCGATGAAGTAACTAGATGTTGTAAGGCATGAGTGGACATCAAGGGGGTTTTTTCGATGCCCGGTTCTCCCTCCTTTTAACCATGTCAATCAAGCGATGCCTAGCTCCTAGCTCCTCCTTTCGGCATGACAGGCTTGGTCGATTGACTTCCGTAAGAAGTCACAAATTCAGTTTAAGGATAGTATGAAATTAGTAGAAGATACGGCGGTACAACTAACGATATCGTCAGACCACTTGAATCACTTGGTCGGGTACATTGATAAGTGCGAAGTACTAAGTGACGACGGAAAGATGGCTGAAGTTCTAGTCTATTGGGGACTGGAAGAGATGCGTCGTGTCGCACTCGTGGCTGGAGATGCTATTAGCCCAATCTCTAAAGAATATACCTGGCCTGGTATGTTCACACCATTTGAACACCAAAAAACTACTGCATCATTCCTATCCTTAAGAGATAAAGCCTTTTGTTTTAACGAGGCTGGTACAGGTAAGACTTCTTCAGTTATATGGGCGGCTGATTACTTGATGAACAAAGGACTTGTTAAACGTGTCCTAGTCATATGCCCACTATCAATTATGTATTCCGCATGGCAAGCCGACATATTTAAGACGGCGATGCACCGCACAGTGGCTGTCGCCTATGGAGATTCTAATAAGCGACGCAAGATCGTACAAGGAAATTACGAATTTGTAATCATCAATTTCGATGGAGTCAATGTCGTTTCAGATGAAATAGCGAATCAAGGGTTTGACCTAATTGTAGTTGACGAGGCTAATGCATATAAAACTGCTACAACAAAACGCTGGAAAACATTAGCTAAATTAGTTATGCCTCATACAAAATTATGGATGCTCACAGGAACACCCGCATCACAGTCCCCACTTGACGCATATGGATTAGCTAAACTTATTGCGCCCCATAGAGTGCCAAAGTTTTTTACTGCATGGCGTGATAAGGTGATGACTCAGGTAACAAGATTTAAATACGTACCCAAGAATACGGCAAAGAATGATGTGTATAAGGCTCTTCAACCAGCTATAAGATTTGAGAAAGCACAATGCTTAGACTTACCTGAAGTGGTATATCAAACAAGACAAGTACCTCTTTCTATACAAGTAGTTAAATACTATAAAGCTTTAAAAAATCAAATGTTAATTGAAGCCGCTGGTGAACAGATCAGTGCAGTAAATGCAGGAGCAATGTTATCAAAGCTCCTACAGATATCGGGTGGAGCAATCTATACCGATACAAAAGATGTTGTGGAGTTTGATATATCTCCACGACTAAATGCGTTGATGGAAGTGTTAGATGAAACTGAGCATAAGGTAATTGTGTTTGTTCCATTTACACATACCATCGTATTGGTAGCTAACTACCTAACAGACCAAGGAGTATCAAATGAAATAATCAATGGAGCAGTGCCGGCAAGGGAACGGTCAGAGATCATCAATCGGTTTCAGACTATGCCTAGTCCAAGAGTATTAGTTATTCAACCCCAAGCCGCATCACATGGCGTTACATTGACTGCCGCTGATACAGTGGTATTTTGGTCTCCCGTTATGAGCGTCGAGACTTATCTGCAATGCATAGCGAGAATTGATCGGGTTGGACAAGTTAATAGTATGACTGTAGTGCATCTCCAAGGCTCAGAGGCTGAGCGAAAAATCTATTCAATGTTGCAAAACAAAGTAGATTTGCATTCCAGTTTAGTTGATTTATATAAACAAGAGTTAGGAGTAGAAGATGGAGAACAATCTGGAGGAATTAGTCAAGATATACTTGACAATTAGAAATGAACGTGATAGGATGAGAGCTGAATGGGAAGGCAAAGATGCCGAACTCAAAGGCGAAATGGAAGTTCTAGAACATTCATTCTTAGCGGTCTGCAATGAGACAAACGCAAGCAGTATTAGGACAGAAAGTGGTACGGTAATGCGTAGTATCAAAGACCGCTATACAACAAATGATTGGGACAACTTTAAACAGTTTGTTCTCAAACATGAGGCAGTTGACTTGTTGGAGAGACGAATCCATCAGGGAAACTTCAAGGAATTCATGGCTGAGCATAAGGACGAGGGTCTACCGCCTGGCGTGAATGTGATGAGAGAGTTTGCAATCTCTGTGCGCAAACCAACCAATAGTTAATTTTAGTTTTACCAAGGAAAATCAAATGAGTAATGAACTCGCAACGCTTCTCGCTAGTAACCCCGCCCTTGCAGGTCTTGATGAAGACACACTTGCCGTATCAGGCGGTGGTGTTGGTGGTAACAAACGTATCTCCATCAAAGGAGGTGTATTCCGCAAGTATTCAGGCGGAAAAGAAATTGGAGCTATTGAAGATAGACATATGAATGTTATCTTTGTCAAGATGGCTCACACCGCATCACGTATGTTCTATGAAGGTTCATACCAAGAAGGTCAAAAGATTAGCCCTAACTGCTGGTCAACCGATTCTAAAACGCCCGACCAAGATGTTAAACAACCTGTCGCAAGTGCTTGTATTGATTGCCCCAAATCTGTAAAAGGTTCAGGTCAAGGCGGTACAGGTACGGCTTGTCGCCTCTCATGGAGAACTGCAGTTGTATTACCTAATGATCCAGCTGGAGATGTAATGCAATTGGTCCTACCCGCTACTTCATCTTTCGGTAAAGAAGATAATGGAAGATGGCCTTTCCGTCCTTATGTTCAGCACTTGGCGTCACACAATGTGTCGGCAGGCCGCGTGGTAACTAAGATGGCTTTCGATACAAAATCTCCTACACCAAAGGTTTTGTTTAGTCCTGCAGGCGCTGTGCCTGAAGACGATCTAATGGTAATCGCTAGGCAATCTAAGAGTCCAGCCGCTGAAGCCGCCGTTAGAATGAATGTCTTCCAAATGGATACAGAGAGTGAAGCAATTCCTAAACGACAAGAGATTGTTGAAGAGGCAGTTGAGGAAGTCACCCTCGAACCAGTAAAACGTGAGTCAACTAAGACTGCGCCTGTTGCTGAGAAAGACGTTTCTTCTGTCGTGAAAAAATGGGCTAAGAAGTAAGGAGTAGGGATGTCACGACCATATAGCAAAGAGTTCCTTGAAGAACTATATAAGTGTGACCCCGACATGACTGGAACTGCATTGGCTCTTGCTTGTGTGAGAGGCAATCTTCCAGCCAACTATGTTGCGATGGCACTTGAAGTATCTAGGATGACTATGTTCAGTTGGTTCCGTGGCAAACCTCTTCGCCATAAGAATTTTCTGAAAGTCCAAGCATTTACTAATTTAGTTGAAAACGATCTAAGTATCGGTGTACTACCAGCCAAGAGCGTTAAGCAAGCTAAGGAGTATTTACAGGAGATGGTCGGAAGAACATTTTAAAAAAGGGGAAACGGTCAGAAGCCGCTATGTGCATTAGCTCAGCCTTGTTACCTGTCTAATAGCATAGGAACTAGTAAATCCTAAGCTACGCAGTGTAATAGTAAACTTCTGATGAGAGTACCCACCTCATTCACCCAAGCGAGATAGCTCGCTTTTTTTGACTCTGCGCCATATGTTAAAACAATTTTACGAGAAAGCATTGCCATCGCAGGGCGTCTATTGTGTAGGAAGTTTTGATTCCAGAATGAGGAATCACTTTGCTGAGACGCTCGACGAGTTGTTTGAGATAGTTGAGAAGTATAAAAAGACACACAACATATTTGTTACCCCAGGAAGTTTTGAAGGGCATAGCCGTAAGGCAGATGATTGTTTATTTGTAAAGTCATTCTTTATTGATCTTGATGTAGGAAAAAGTAAAGAATATGCAACCAAAGGCGACGCACACACGGCGCTTTATAAACTAGTTGGGGCAACTGGATTACCAGACCCAGTTGTGATTGATTCAGGAGGTGGTGTTCATGCTTACTGGATTATGGATGTTGACATTCCTAAAGATGAATGGAAAATCTACGCTGAGAAGTTTAAAGCACTATGCCAAGAACACATTGCGATTGATCCAGTAGTGACTGCAGATGCCGCTAGATTTATGCGGTGTCCTGAAACAAAAAACTTTAAGTACGATCCGCCACTTGAAACGTCAGTTGTCAGTGATGAAATTTCTGTTTATAACTGGGAGGAGTTTCGTGAGTTCCTTGGGGGCCCGCCAAGTATTGAAGAGCAACAGTTAGAAGATGTTTTAGCGAGTATTCCTAAAGGTCTTGATGACGATACCAAAGAAATTCTTAAGCTAGATAACTTTGCAAGAACCTTTGAAACCCTCGCAGATAAAAGTTTAAATGGGTCAGGGTGCAATCAAGTAGCTAACATTCTTATCAATGCAAACACACTTGAAGAACCGCTATGGTGGGCAGGCTTATCACTAGCTAAGCATTGTGATGACGGAGATACCGCCATACACAAGATGTCCGAAGATCACCCAGACTATAACTATGAAAAAACACAAGCCAAGGCAAATAGCATACCTGCTCCAAAAACCTGCAAATGGTTTATTGAAAACTACCCCGATCATTGCGAAGGATGCATACACAGAGGAAGTATTGTTAGCCCAATCAGTCTCGCAAAAGAATTTGTCCCAGCCAAGCCCTCAGAAAAAATTACCCCCGAAACAGATTCGGAGGAACCAGTTTGGGAGCCGCCGAATACCAAAGGTATTCCTGATTTCCCAGAATTCTTGATGCCCTATGTACGTGGACAAAATGGCGGTATCTATTTCATTCCAGCACCCAAAGTAGATAAGAAAGGCGTTAAACATCAGGATGATCCAGTACTTATCTTAACTAACGATCTATACCCTTTAACTAGGATGATAAGTCCACAAGATGGTGAGTGCTTATTAATGAGAACTCATCTGCCACACGACGGCATAAAAGATTTTCTTTTACCTGTTAAGAACATCTACTCTAAAGAAGCCTTTAAAGGAATTATGGGTAGCAGTGGCGTATTATTTTCTCAGCAACATGATCAACACCTTATGAACTATGTAATTAAATGGGGACAGTATTTGCAGTCCCAGGAAAAAGCTTTACAGATGCGTATGCAAATGGGATGGACAGAGGAGCGCACTGATCTTATAAACTGGGAGAAGCGTTGTTTTGTGATTGGCAAGAAAGAATACAACCGCATGGGCGAAACAATTGATGCGCCATCATCTCCGTTGGTAAAAGGTTTAGCTAGACATATGAAAGAAAGCGGGACCTTTGCGCGTTGGCGTGAGTCAATGGATTATCTAAACAAGCCTGGCTTTGAGCTGCATGCGTTTGCCGCTATGACTGGGTTTGGTTCTCCTATTATGTCTTATACGTCAACTTCAGGCGTGGCTATCAGCCTTCACGGACTATCAGGTTGCGCCAAGACAGGAGCGATGTACGCTGGACTTAGCGTGTGGGGGCAACCCAAAGAGTTGAGCGTTGTAGACGGGACGGGTAATGGTTTCATGGGTCGATATTTAGGACTGCATAATATCTTGCTTGGTCTTGATGAGGTAGGCGACAAACATGCAGAGGAGATAGGCAAACTAATTCATGGCTTGTCACATGGTAAAGCAAAGATAAGGATGCAGGCATCCGTTAACGCTGAACGTGATTATGAAATGTCAGCGTCTCTGATTGCAATGTTTACCACAAACCATGCGCTGTATGAAAAATTAATGGCGGCTAAGTTTATTCCGACAGGTGAGGCAGCTAGGCTTGTTGAATTTGAAGTTATAAAACCCAAGCTATTAGAAGACAACGAACAGACTAAACTTGGCGAGTATATTTTTGATGCGTTTAGATACAACTATGGTCATGCAGGACCAATGTATGTTAAGCAGCTTCTCTTGCGGGGCGACAATTATATTTTTGATCACATCGCCAAGTGGGAAGATAAATTCTTAAGCGACTTTGGTGGGCAGACTGAATACCGCTTTTACAAAAACTTAGTAGGCGCTACATTTGGTTCAGGGGCTATTTCCAACGAGAATGAAATTACTGACTTTGAGCTTGAAAAAATATACGAGAGAATCGTAGGCGAGATGATCAATATCAGAAACAAGATTGTCAAGGTTAACCGCGCAGACTATCCATCATTACTTGGCGATTTTATCAACCTTAACATGGGCAACATACTCGTGCTCAAAGAAGGTAAGGTAACTATGGAGCCCAGAGGCAAGATTGTGGCACGTATCGTTAGTGAAGATGGACTTGTACAAGTATCCAAAACTGAATTCAAAGAGTTCTTAAAGACACGTAAGGTAGGCCCCGGTGAGTTTGAGAACGATATGAAGACTAATGGTATATTAATTGATGATAAGAAAGGCAGACTGACAACCGGGTGGAAGAACGCCATAAGCGTAGACTCTGCTTATCTGTATTGGTTCAAAACTAAAGTGCCTGATGAGTGGGTAAAAGATGATAATTGAACCAGAATGGGTCTTCCCATTTGAGGGCATGGATGTTGGGGATAGTTTCTTTATCCCTACTCTGCGTTTTGCTGAGTTAATTTATGCACTTGACTGCGGAGCGAAACGCGCCAAGATACGTGTGAAGTCCTACGTTTCAATTAAAGATGACTGTATAGGCGTACGTACTTGGCGCATTCGTTAGGGGTTAACCCCATAAATTTTAAACATATCTACCATGTTATGCTTAACTAAATTTTCTCTTTGAGTGACATTTTTTAATATCTCATCTCTTTGTTTAGGCGTGAGCCCTTGCATAAGTCTATAAGTCTTGGCTTCTTCTCTTAATGGATTAAGATTGTTATTCAATTGGCTGTTGTATGAACTAACAACAACTTCAGCAAGAGGATTCTTAGCCATATAGTTTGCATACGCTATAGGAGATGCTTTCTTAAACTCATTAAGTTTACCTTCCATATCCAGTATTTGTTTTTCAGCTTTAGTGAATTCTCTTGAATCAACGTTTGACTTTGCGCCAAAGAATGAGTTAAATAAGAACATATCATTTTTAGGACTGAAATCTTTTCTGCCTTGAGTTAGATCAAATATACCATATCCGAATTCACCCAGCCTTGCTACTCCATCTAAATAACTATTAGACAAGAAGTATAAAGTGTTAGGACTCCAGTCAATGCTACCACCTGATGATATAGCTAACTCACGAGCTATAGTTTTATATACTTCAGGAATCTTATCCCCACCAGTAAATGCATCACCAAATCTACGGTTTTGATCGTTATAAATATTTTGCCCTAAACCATTCTTATTCATAGCGAACTCTAATAGAGGACGAACTATGCTTGGCGTAATAGAATCTAATAAGAACTCCAAAGGCATTTCTGCTGGAGGCATTTTAGAAATTGGGATTGGTACAAATGAGTCAAGTGAAATAGATAAGAATATATTAGATAACGCATCGCCAATAGGCTGGGCCCCAGATAACGCTGCAGCTATTTGCGCACCTGCCGCTGCGAAAGCACCAAGACCGAAGCCCCAAGGTACTTGGAATACAGTATCTGTACCAGGTATATGGAATCTTGCAAAGCGTGTCCATTGTTGCATGTTATCAGACTTAACCGCATTACGTTTCCACTCATCATCAGGAGCCATCAAAGACGCCATCCAATAAGTAATCATACCCGCAGCCACCAAACCAGCAACCATGTGTCTAGCATTGCTTTGCTTTTCTTTATATTGAGCTATAAACTTATCGCTTAATTCTTTACTAGATTGTATTTCTGTTGGTTGTCTACTAAGCGCTTCTTTAACACTCATGAAAGCTGGAGTCACCGCCTCAATTGCAGTCAATGCGCCTGTAGCTGAAGGACGAATAAACATATAAAGCGCACCAAGCGATTTACCGTATTTACCAACTTGTTCAAAGTTAGCCAAGTTTTTAGTTTCAGAAACCGCATGATCAATTGCAGCCTGCATTGCGCCTTCTTTAGTTGCGTCAGGTTTTTTAAGTTCTTCTTGATAGAACCTATCCCTTAATATTTTAAAAGCTGCAGTACGGCTTGCAAACTCAAACATGTCTGTCCATGTATCAATGAGCTTCTCAAATTGTTCTTTTGAGCGTACAAGTTTATTACGTCCAAGTTCTTTACTTAATTCCTCAAGCTGTGAGTGCAGGCTGTATCCCATTAAATATGTAGATTTACCACCATTATTAATGTACTCAAGCATAGCGGCTTTGTATGGATCATAAGCCTTGCTCTTTGGGTCTGAGAAACTCTTCATCTTGTTTTGACTAAGTACGTCTCCTCGCTCATGCAAGTATGCAATTTCCATTGCTTTAGGTAGACCCTTATTTATAACAATCTGATCTGACATTTCTCTAACAAATGCGGCGGCAGCTCTTGGACCATACTTTGCACCAATGAAGAAAGCATTAGTTAATGAGTCGCGTGTAAAGTTTAATGGCGCAAATTGGAAGTTATACCGTGTATGTTGTTTGCCAAAGAATGATGTGACCTTATTCATAAGATCAATGGTAGGGCTAGTCTCTCTATATGTACGACGTATTGCGTCTAGGACTTTACCTTCATCTAATAAAAGAACATCAATACTTCCATCTTTGTTGTAGTGGAATATACTCTTGCCACCTTTTAACTTATCGAAGTTAAAAGTCTCGCGCTCGGAGAATGGTATGTGGTATTCTATTTTTCCTTTAAGAATTCCCGTGCCTTCTGGATTATATTTTTTGTGGTAAGGCAATGCATTTTTAAGTGATTGAGTTAGATCAGCGCGACCTGCTCTACCTGCTGCTTTGATGGAATCCACCATAGCTTGTAATAAAGGATCATTTGCAGTACTCGTTCTACCTGTTGCGCCTTTAGTAATTTCTTGGAACTCTTTACCTTTTCCAATCCTATGAGGATCAAGCATGGCATCTATCTTGGCGTGTTCTGGTACACCTTTAAATGGTAAGTAATGCTGGTAATCATATATCCCTACAAAGTTACTGACAGGGAATGACCAGAACCCAGATATCTTATCGAGTTCTTTTGTTGCATCTGTAAGTTTCTTAGAAGCCTCAAATACTTTTTCTGCTAATTGCTTCATCTTTGCATTAGCTGGATCATTGTATTCTTTCTGACGATCTGCAATATCTTGTACGCTTAATCCAAGCGCATTGTATTCATCAGAATTTTCATTAATAGATTGATTTTCATATATACCGCCATAACCAAGTGGGTCAGCGTAATTTTTTGCGAGTGCTTCTAGTTCGGCACGGATTTGTTTTAGTTGTGCCTCGTCTAATTCAACTTTATGCACAATGCCAGGAATTCCTTTTGATCTATCTCCTATCAGATCAATACGACGCTGCGCGGGATTAAGCGTTCCGTTGTTTAAAACATTTTTAGTTGATAGCGGTACAAACAATAACCACTTAATATGCCGACGCTCTTTCTCGCCAAACATTTCAGCAATTGCATGAAGTCTCTTTCTTGCATCATCTACAGGCAAGCCTAATTGTGTGGCAAAGTTTGAAACTGCCACATCTAAATCATGTGATGGTTCGCTTAAATACTTAACAAAGAAACCCTTAGCCCTAGACTGAGCCAAATTAAGTTTGTCATAAAAATTATTAAAGTTCTTTAGAGGGTCTCTTATAATTTTACCGACGGCATCCCAACTATTTTGTAGAACTTTGGCTTCATATCGTTCGTCAACAAAATTAGTAGCAACATCTTTCATGCCTTGGTAACTAAAATTGTAAAGTATTTTTTCTACTAAACTTTTAGGCGCAGGATTTTTATCTTCGTATCTAGGATCTTTTTCTACAAATATAGTATTTTTAGATATACCTTCTTTTTCTGCTTGTTTTGTAGCATTTAAAGTTTCGCTTATATCCATGCCTACCTGCGGTACAGATAAGATTTGTTCAAAAGCAGAAGATACTTCTAATAAATAGTTAGCTCTAGCACTCTTACCTATATTGCCTTTTGTAACGCCAAGTACTTTTGCAATTGCTTTAGTAAATGAAGTCCACATAGAACCAGCAATACTTTCTATTCTTTCGGCAGGCTTAGTACCAAGCTCGGATGCAAATAGCTCATTATGGTATATGCTAGGCGCGTAGTTATGTAACTCGTCCTGGAATGTCTTACTAGTCATTGCATAAGCTACAAACTCATACAAGTTTTTATATGCTTTAGGATAGCTATCGCCAAGGATTTCCTTGGTTTGGTTCATTATTTCTTCTAAGCGTTTTACGCCAAGTATCTGTTGGGCAGATAACAATGCAGTTTGTCCGCTTTTAACAAGATGAATTATTTTAACTGTACCCGCATGAACAATCTCATGCAAAATAGTAGATTTAGTTAAGCCATCTTTTCCGTAAATTACCGTATCTGTTTTAGTATCATATTTAGCAAGTACGTCATGTGATAGTTCACCTTCCTTAGCGAATCTTATTTGAGTCGCTAACTGCAGATTACCAAGTAACCCCGCAACTAATTTGTTTATTCTAGATGTTACATTATCAACTGATGCGTCACCCCTTAAAGGCTCTTCTTTTAAAGATTTAAGTACACCATTAATATTATTATCCTTAATCATACCTATAACGGCTTCAGATACGGCAGATTTTTGGGCAACGTAAGGTGTGATAGGGGATGTACTTCTTGCTACTTTTTCTCTAAGTTCTGCATATTTAGCTTGATTCTTTTCAGATATAGCGGTAGCTGCACGTTTGTATTTATTAATGTTATCAAACTCAGCTTGACGTTGAGTTTCTGTTAAATTTCTTTTTTCATTAATTAGCTGAACACCAAGTTTGTAGAACGCGTCATCATGCTGAAGCCCAGAGTTATCAACAATACTTTGTAAATAAATATCTTTAGCTTCTTGACTAAGCCTATCCCAACGTGGAAATACGATACCAAAAATTCTATGTGCATCATCACGATTTTCTTCGTAATTATTAATGATACGTCTTTGTTCGGCAGTAAGTGTTTCTTGTTTATATCCCCTACCTCTGCCCGTAGTGTTTTCAATATATTCAAGTAAAGCTCTAGCCGCTTTTCTATGTTCAGCTAAATGTTGTTCGCGAGTCTTCTTACCCGTAGTTATATGACTAAAGTATATATCTTTCTTATCATCTGTTAATCTATTTTGAGAAGTAGTACCCGCGCTTGCCCATTCAGGCAACTGACGTAATCTAGGACCATGTTCTTTAAGTTCATCCTCAATATCCATTAAACGATCAAGAGCTTCTTCTTCTTTACGACGCGCTTCAGCCTCTTGTTCTCTAAGTCTAGCGGCTACTGGATCATTTTCTTTTACAAGTTTTTCTAATTGATTTTTTAATACGTCAATTTTTGTTTGAAGCAGTTTCTTTTCATTTAAATTTTTTGTATTTTTTACATCTTCTTCAAACTCTGAAATACTTTGTTTAATATTTTGTTCATTGCTTGAAAGATCATCAAGTTTATCTTGTATATCTAATACATCATCAGACGCTTTACGGTGTTCCTCATCAACAAGTTTAAATCTACCACTAATTTCATCGTGCTTTGCATTGTGTGATTCTACTTGATCTTTAATTTCTTGACTAACTTCTTCATAAAATGCTTGAGCTAATGGGTATTTGTCCTGTACTTTTTGTTCTCTTTCAGCAACTTCTTCTTTAGTTAATTGTTGTTCTTTCTCTTTTTCTAAACGTTCTTTTTCTTTTTGATCTTGCTCATAATGTTGTTGAAGCGCCATTGCAGCTTTAGTATTCTCTTCAGGAGATTTACTTGAATCGTATTTAAATACAGGGCCTTCATCTTTATGGGCAAAAAATTCTGTGCCATCACTTATATTATTTTTAGCTTTTAATTTATTAAGTTCTGTTAATTTTTTTACATATGTAGGATTAGTTTCAGGAATCCCGCTGTCTTTCAGCTGATCTATTTGATCAATAAGATCATCTATCTTCTTTTGCATGTAAGGAGATGGCTGTGCTTTTACTTTTCCTTTTACTGTAGAGGGCTTTGTTGTTTCTCCAGCATTAGGCACTCCAACATCCTGCCCAGTAGAAACCACTCCACTTGTGTCAGGTCCGGGAGCTCCTGCGGCGGGCTGTCCTTGATCGGTTGGCTGTACCACTGCAGTGCTAGTTCCACCTGGTTGTCCGTTAGGCTGCTCAGCATTTTTTAACTCCTCTAGTCTATTTTGTAGCCGCGCAATTAGGTCTGCGCGTTTCTCCGCATGTTTACCTTTGGCTGGGGGCTTAGCTTGACTTTCGGCAATCCTAGCTTCAATTTGCTCCGCAGTCATATTTTTTTCTGCTGGGGTTAAAGAAGTAAGTTTTCTAGGTGCATTAGGATTAGTTTCAGATACCTCGTCAATACTTCTATTAGCTACGCTATTATTATTTTTAATCGCCTCAGTTGTAGTGTCGGCTGTGTCAGTTAATGCTGTATTGTTTTCTCCAACAGCTGGCTTAAGAATAGATAAATGCTCTGGGTTTAATGTACTTTGTTTTGTTCTGCCCGCATCCTTTTGCTCATCAGTACTTTTTTGTGTATCAGAATTTTCTTGTTGTGCTTTACCGTTTAAAACTTCTGCGTCTTTTGCATGGGAACGCGCACGGTATCCACCCACTGATGATGGAATAACAGCCATACCAAATGAAGCAGCTGCAGTATTAACATAGTCACTAATTGCTTCTGCATCTGTTAAAGATAAATTTGCACCGAAACGTTCTGCTAGGGTTTGTATTTCCTCTCCGCCTGTTTCTTTAGCGCCTGTTACTGCTACGCGTTTAAGTATTTCAGTAACTAAGTTTTTAGCGGCGCCTTCACCAATTTTTAATGCGCCAAGTCCTACTCGCTCATTAATATAATCACCGACAGAATGTACTAATGCTGCGGGTAATACACGCCCTAAATTAATATCATTAATGTCTGTACCATTTTTTTCTGCTTCATCTAGCACCCGACCCATAACTTCACCAGCGCCATGCATACCCGCTTGAGCTATTTGTCCTACGTCTGCACCAAGACCCCTTGCCGCAGCAGATTTGTATGTACTTTTTAAGGCTTCTTCAGTTAGTATCTTCTTACCTTGTGCTTCGGTGTAAGCCTTCATTGCAGATTTACCTGCATCTTTAGCGATTTCTTTAGTAGCTCCCTTTGCTATTTCTTCAGCAATTGTTTTCTCCATTACCTCTTTAGCAGCCGTCTCAATACCACGCTCAACTAATTTTCTAGATAATGCAGCCCCAACTGCCCCAGGTAAAGCACCGACACCTGCTCCTGTAACCGCACCAGCACCAGCACCAAGTAATGAAAACGCAGCAGTTTCAGCAAGGTTTCCAACACCCGCACCCATTTGATATGGCAACCAATCGGTTACAACTGCGCCAATACCTTTGTGCCAAGCTTCTTCAAAGTCATCTGTTTTCTTAACGGTTTGTCTAGCTTTGCCAGACTCCATATGCTCTAAACCAGACTTTATAACTTCTTGACCGAACTGATCAGCGCCAAGTTTTTTAGCGGCAAGTCCTGTAAGCGCTTTAGCTGCGCCATATGTTTCTTCTAATGAACCTGGTGTATTACTAAGACCGCGTAAGAAATCACTAGATGTATCGTTTTCATCCAGTATTTTAGGACCTTTTTTCTTTTTGTCTAAAGGCTCAAACTCCCCCTTAAATTCTTCATATTTAGGAAGAGGATCAAACTTACCAGTGAATTCTTCAAAAGCCATAGTAGCCCTTATTTTTCTCTAATTCTCTTGCCGTTAGGAAGTTCATATACATTTTTTCCTTCAGACGTACCTACAAGTTTAGCACCTTCTGGCAGACCTGTAGGGGCAGTTTCTTTACTAGATTCAGTCAAATCAAGACCTAAACCTTTAAGTTCCTGTTTTAATGCGCGATTATTTGTTTTTAAACTACTCAAACGATCCATTGCACTATCACCTTCAGTAACTGTTTCTTTAGCTTGTTGATATAACATTGGATTAGTTTTTTCCAAATCAGGCGCCGTCAATTGCATTTTTGCTTGAGCATAAGCACTATTAGGTTTCTTAAGTGCGTCTAGATTTTTCATAGCAACTTGCATTTCATTTTCGTTGTCTTTAATACTACTTAATACTTTTTCTTTCCATGAAAGTTTTTGCATTTGCCCAGCATTAGCTTCCCGTATTTTTGCAACCTCAATATCTTTTTTACGCTCTTTTTCTTTTTCTCCGCTTTCCCAAGTTTGTTTTTGTAGATCTGATTCTTTTTTAGCAGCTTCTTGACGTTGTCTAATTACGATCCTATTAGTATCTTCATTAACTTTATATACGTTATCTTGGGCTTCTTTTGTTTGTTTATCAGCTTCACTAATCATACCCATCTTACGTAGGCGATCAGCTTTATCAATTTGCATGATAGAGGTATTGATCTTTTGCATGATTTCTTGTTGCTTATCTGAGTCTGCAATCATATTAGGTATTGATCTAGCAAACGCACTAAGTCCAGCTACAAGTGTGGGCCCAGGTGTAGAGCCCCATTTGGCAAAGAATTCTCCTAGACGAAGCTGACGTTGACGTTCGCCTTCTGCTTTAGCATTGGCTTTTTCTTTAGTTAACTCCTCTAAAGTTGTATCTTTACCAAGATATTTATCATACAACTTTTGTTGTATGTCCATACGTTGTTCTGGAGTTATAGCGGCTTCTTTTGCAGCTCTATTCCAATTAGCTTGGGCTAATGCTCTTTCTGTTGGATCAGTAATTTGATTTATTCCAGCCGAAGCTTGTAAATCTAATTGAGCTTGCTGTTGCTGTTGTTGCTGTTGTGGATTAGCTGGTGGGGGTGGAGCAGCGCCCAATATACCTGGGTTAGCGGCGGCAAATCTAGTAGCCTCTGCTTCACCTGCATTACCTTCGTTAGCCCCACCAGGAGGCGCAATTATTTTTTCGCCATCCGCATAAGACATTATTCCGCCAGCTTTGGCTTGAGGCACTGCACTGCGCATCGCCATGATTTGCTGAATGTCAGATTTAATAGTTGGGCTTTGCGTTTTCTTTAGTTCTTCTTGCAACGCATCGGTTGGCATGTTTTCTAGATCAGCGCGAATAGCTCCACCGACATCATATGAATTGATACCAGTTGATTGAAGTCCACCTTGCGCACTTCCAGGCGCTCTAGACAACGCACCAATAGTAGCTGCAGCTCCACCAGCACCAATTACTTGGTTCATTAAACTAGGGTTGGCTTGATATTGATTTGTGGTTGTAGCTTGCATAGGCAGACCACGCAACATATTTGACATCGTACCCAACTGCATAATCGGATACTGTTGAGCATTTGCATAATTCTGCATTGCCTGATTGATAACATTCTGGTTGTATTGCTGTTGCTGTGCGCCAGTCTGATTCTGCAGGTTGTAGATATTTTCTTGAGAAGCAAGCTGTTGTTGACCAAGATTAGCCAATTGATTTGCCCCAGCCAATTGTTGACCAAGTCCAGTTTGTTGAGCATTGACTCCAGCCAATCCCAATTGAGAGCCTTGCATAGCTTGTGAGGCAGCTTGATTAGCTCCTTGAAGTCCAGTGGTATAGCCTTGCATAGCTTGTGAACCAGCTTGCCCAGTTAATTGTCCAGCTTGATTAAGACCTTGAAGCCCCAACTGTCCAGCTTGAGCGGCTCCTTGAAGTCCCATACCCATACCCTGTAGTGCTTGAGCATTTCCACTTAAAGCGGCTTGATTTGCTGCATTCATTTGCTGTTGGGCGTTACCAAAAGCTGTGTTATATGCGTTACTAACTAATTGGTTTTGCGCCAACATTTGATTTTGTTGGTTAAGAGAATCTTGAAGTGTGCCACGGCTACCACCAAACGCGCCAGCTTGTGTTTGTACACCTTGGTTAGCAGCTTGTTGCATCCCATATTGTTGATTCATTAACTGCATTTCTGGAGCTAATGTTGCTTGAATATAAGGATTCATGTAAGAATAAACTGACCCCGGTCCTTGCGACGCGTTCTGAGATTGCTGACCTAAACTTGCTCCAATATTTGCGCCTTGTGCTCCGACCATTGCGCCCATACCGCCATAGTTAGCGGATTGATTTGCATATTGTTGTCCTAACTGATTGGCTTGTCCGGCAAGTCCTGCTGATTGCCCTGCATACTGTTGTCCTGATTGAACGGCTTGATTACCAATATCTGTTGATTGACCTGCATATTGTTGGCCTGCGTTATATCCCGCCTGACCATATTGACCTGCTTGATTAACACTATTTCCAAACCCAGCAATACCTTGATTGGTTTGGTTCATTGCTTGGTTGTATTGATCTGGAGTTTGTAGTGCGCCAATACCTTGCTGAGCTTGAGTTTGTAATGGTTGGAATCCAGCAACAGCCGCTTGAGCAGCTTGCGTGGCGCTAACAGGATTACCATTTGCATCCGTGGAACCATATGCTTGATATGGACTAAATCCAGTAATGTTTTGTACTTGTTGTCCAGTAGACGGATCAATTAATGGTGTACCGTCAGGATTTGTTGCGCCTTGAGTATTAAATAGTGTAGACTCCGTCGCGCCAAGCATATTTGATACGTATGGTTGGGCATAGGTAGGAATATTTGAAGTGTTACTTGTAGAAGTATTGTTAGTTGGTCCAGGACTACCTCCACCTGTAGGATACAAACGAATACCGTCCGCTGAATAACCTTCAGTTCTTAAACGTGGAATCATAATTTAATCCTCATAACCTGATGGGTGTTTTCCATACCCATTTTTTCATACATCTTAACTAGACTTCCTTTAGTCCAGCACTGTGCTTTTGTAGCCCCATGAAGTCTCATCCAATTTTTAGCTTCTTCAAATACGTGTTGCCTAACAATACCTTTACCACCCATTAAATTAACATGGGCAACTCGTTCACGGGGATAATCAAAAAATTCAACTGTACATGCGCCTGTAATCCCAACTTCTGGTTCGTCCCATATAAGCAAAAATGTTTTACCTGTTCTAACTGAATATTCTGTTTGCTCTATTGTGTTTGAATCAGGATCAACGTCAATAGCTTTTTGAAGCAAAGGTGCGACTATGGGCCATACTTTTGGCAATTGATTTGGGGTAATTTGATAGAGTGCCATTATTTTGGTAAATATTTATCAGCGTTAATTTCTTTGCCTTGCTTGGGATTACCTGTACGCGCCTCGCGTACTTTAGCCATCCAGTCATGAAGTTTCTTAGCCCCAGAATCCGTATCCCCGTTACCCATATGAGATACAACATCAGCAGGTACAACAAATTCGCCTGTTGCAAGTCTTGCAGGTTGCCTACCATCTATGGTTGCAGGAATATTATCTGACATGCCATCACCAGGCCCCTTGAGTAGTCTTGGGTTTCCGCCATGAGCATAATGACCCAAGTGAGCTTGCATAATTCCGCCGTGCGCATTTGACTCTACATTGCTTTCATCCCCGCCTTGCGCAGCAGCAATAGCGGTTTGTTCCGCTTGTTTTTGTCTAATGAGAGGCGTCAAATTAACTTGTCCTATGCCACTCGTTGGTATATTGAGTTGTGGCCCTTGCATCAATGCACGTTTATTTATTTGATTTTGTCTATACATTGCAGCTTGTTGGGGCGACATACCTTGAGTGCCTTGATCGCTAAACGATAAACTTGGGTTTGCAAAAGTTTGCGCAGAAGAAGCGGGAGCTTCTGATGATAATAGACTCTCATAGTAATTTAACAATTCTGCTTTATCAGAGACACTATCACCTGATTTAAATTGTTGAACACCATTCATTCCTGTCACATCACTAGGAGTCGGTACTTGAGATATGCCTGTGTTGTACGGAGTATATCCATTGTGTGACATAGGATAATTTGTATTGTTCATAGGAGACGGCGCCGCCTGCATGATACCGCCAATAGCCGCCCGTATTGGAAACATAGTTTGCTGTGCAACAGAAGTGCTTGGGTTTGGACGACCTGCGTTAAAACTATTTGGGTTAAATTTGTAGTCCGCAAGAATACCAGGCTGTTGTGGGGCTAAACCTGGTTGTGCGGGTTGGTGTCCTTGCTGATATTTACCGTACAAATAAGCAGCCGCCATAGTAGATCTTATTGGATTTTTTTCTGCGTAGGCTGCGGCTTTATCAAAAGCATCCATACCTGTTTGAATACCTCTTCCAAGAGGTGTCTGCATAAAATCGCTATTTTGTGCGTTTATTTCACTTGTTCTAAAAGCTGATTGGTTAGCTGCTGCTTGGTCAGAGGCTGCTTGGTCAACTGCTGATTGAAACCCATTGATACTATTAGCTCCATTCATCCCAGCATCAGCCGCTACATCCATACCACTTAAATTTGAAATACCCATAGATTGGGCCATTGGCTGCCCAGAACTTGGCATAAAAGATCGAGTCATTGCCTGCCCAGAATTTGGGATACTTGTAGCTTGAGCCTGTTCAGCTGCAGCAGCTGCATTAGAACCTGCGCCTGCGCCAATACCGCCAACAGCATTAGATCCACCCATTCCAGCATCAGCCGCTAAATCCATACCACTTAAACCAGCATTGGCAATCCCAGCCCCAACACCAGAAGCCGCAGTAAGACCCGCAGCAGTATCAGCAGCGGCGGCATCAGTTCCGCCTGCAGCTAGAAATTCCTCAAACGATGCACCTAGTACATCAGCGCTTAGGATTGGCATGGACTACTCCTTCAATTTCAGGTGACTCAAGACCTGTGCCACGAAGATTGTGTATACAGCAAAGGGCGACGTTATCCGTCAAAGCTTTAAAGGCGTGTTTTTTACCCGCTGCAATCCTAATAACTGCTGGGGCATTAAATTGTCCAAGACACTCACCGTCTTGCCATGCTTCAATAGACCCGCCAGATACTAAAGTAATATGGTCGTGGACATGGACATGTTGCGTTATTATAGTATTAGTTAATGCAACTGAATAGGCTTTGATCCAAATATCGTCAGCTTCTATAAACTCGACATAATCCAACTCAACAGGAGTTGTATGATGGGTTTTTCTTAGTTTTTCTATGTCCATGTTTATCCTTACTGTAAAGCACTGCCATATATGGCGGCGTTAATATCAGAAGTATTGCTACTGTTGTTTGTAATTATTATGCCAAATGTATTGTTATATGTCCCAACTGATAGGGTAAATGAATTACCTCCCGCACTGCCGTTTGCTGTTGCAATTTGTGTAAACGTTGCCCCACTATCGCCTTTAACGTAAAACACGGAATAAGTTGTTGTTGTTCTGGTCGTTGCGTTTTTTAAACAACCTACTACAAGAAATCCAATAAATGTTTGATTGGTATAAGTAAACGGCACAACAACTTTACCCGACGCCGCAACGCTAAGCGTAGACACATTGGATATTTGACCCGCCCCCGATGGACCTTCTATGCTATTTAAATTTTGAATAAGATTGCCAACAGCCGTATTTAGCTGGGTTAAGTAAAGTCTAAATACGTTATTAAGTTGGTTTTGATAACCTTGATCATACGCCGTAGGAGGAATATTAATCTGCGGAACTGCTGGTAAAACAATGCTTGTATTAGCCATTATCTTCTTCCATCAGGTCTAATATCTAGACGTTGTGTACCGCTTTGCCACTGCACCCCTGTACCTGTTGAAGCAATTTTAAACGCCATTTGACGTCCTCTTGCCCGGACATAAACCTGTTGGGTAAATGTTTGGATAATATATTCGCGTTCGTTTGTGTAGTCCTGTTGACTGACAACTTTTGGATTGTTTGACGCCCCGTAATTTGCTCCAGGATTTTGTCTTGGCAGTATAGTTACAGTTGCATAAGGATTAGGATTATAAGAACCCGTAAAGTTTATATCAGGAACAAGACGGTACACAAAACCAAAATGATCACCATTAGTAACATCGAAATCAGAACTTTGGACGTAAGCATTAATACCAGAAGCTGGATTAGTAGTTCCATCATTAACGCCACTTTCTTGATAAGTTAGCTGTCCATAGTAATTTGTTGCTACAGGTGTTACACGCAAAGGCGAATAAAGCCATGATGTTCTTTGCATTGCGCCATAAGCCCAAGTTTGATCAAGATAATTATAGATGACATAGGAATCATTGAGCGTATTGGGATTAGATGGCGTTCCAGTACCAAGTGAGCCATCTGCATTGCGCCCAGTCACAGACGGATAAAACCACCATACTTCGTTATAGGCTTCGTTTGATCCTGCGTAAACCTGAAATGCTTGGCTAAGATTTATATTATCAAATATGTATTGACGTACTGCACAAGGTAGGGTTTGCACTGTACCGTTATATTGATAGAATTTGTTGTAACCCATCCAGTAAACAACGTTATTAACGTTAATAGATGCATTAGGCCCAATGATAGAAGTATTACTAGCCATTGGCTGGAAACCCCATACATAGGGAGGACCAACGTACTGCATAATATATACAGTTGTATCAGTAAACACCAAAATACCTTGCTGAGCAGATACCGCAGATACAATTTGTGAGCCTTGAGATAATCTATAACTACCTGCTTGATTGGTTAAAGTTGGTAACCAAGTTTGTATAGCTTGTTGATCTGACCAACGCACTAAGAGAGGATCGGCTATTGTAGTAAAAGATGTAACTGTACCAGATGGGTCATTGCAACCAAACGCAATTACAAAGAAAGATGAATCAGAAACCACCATGTAATTGACAATCGACGGACAAGTTGAATCTGGTGTAAAAGTAGTTGTACCCCCTGAACCTGTTGTTACAGTAACAGGAGTACCTGCTGCTAAAAGTTGAGCCCTATCAAATACTGTAGGAATTGTATTGTTAGCCCAGTAATACATGGGTGCGCCGCCTGGCGCAATAATTAAATCTTGTCCATAATTGGCGTTAGACCAAAGACGTAATTGAATACCAATACCGCTAGAAGCAGGTTGCCCCCATCCTGTAGCAGTTGCCCCAGTACTAATTCCACTCCATCCCCCTGCACCCCACCCAAGTGCTTGGGTATAAATAGCGCCACCTGTATTGATTTGATAATTACCTACTGTTGCGCTACCGCCTGTTCCTGTATCGCTAGCATTAGCCGCCACACTAGACGTAATTGTGTAAGTTGTAGACCCTGTAACCGCAACAATTTGATATTCTCTATTAAGCACAGTAGCAGTAATAGCCCCGCCTAAAGATACCGCCCCACTAAAAGTTACAAAATCCCCAGCCTGTGCGCCATTACCTGAATTGGTAACTGTAATTGTGGTTGATCCATTTGTCGCAGAAAAAGTAACTGCCCCAGCCGCCGTTGTAAGTCTAATCGGCGTAATATCATAAAATGAACCGCCAATACCGTTTTGGATATAGTACTTTAGATGCGTGCCTAAACCGAGTAAGTTATACCCAGCAAGATTAAGCCATGACCATAAACTACGGCAAACTCCCCAAAAAGAAGCGGTATTGTATCCAGTTGTAGTTGGAGGCGTAGCAGTCGGCAATCCATTATTTGCCGTTGGATAAGTGGCTTGTTGGGTTGTAGGTTCTGTACCTGTATCGGTTGTCCAACCACCTATTTTTTCTGGGTATCCTGAACGAAACCTAATATTGTTACTGTCGTACCATCCTCCCTCGTTTGCAAGGGTAGTGGCTTCTCGGTTAACACCTGGTCTAAACTGTAACTTTATTAATGGCATGATTAAGCATATGCCCTTGTACCTGATTTGTCAATAATCAGCTTTGATTTTTTTGGTATGTCGCCAATATGCGTAACTATCGACACGTGTGTCCAGCGATCAAATTCACGGATAACCTGTTGGTAAGGTAAATCACTAGCAATAATTGCTTTTGTAACTTCATCAGGTGTCATTCCTGGAACTCTTAGATCAGCCGCACAACCACGACGATGGTCGCTTGTATTTTTAGAACCTACGGCAGTATTGACAGCTTCAGAACGAAATGCACTATTGACCATAATTGGTTTGCCGCCTAATACTTTTTTAACTTCCTCTAAAAAAGCAGCCAAGCGAGGCAAGTTAGCTATAGCATCAATAATTTCTTCTTTACCGTCTATGATGCATTTTTCATGATCAGTCGGCGTATTGTCAAACTCACGGTGATCTGTGTGAGTTAATTCTTCAAATGTAAAGTTTTCACTGAGATTCATTTTTCTTTTCTCCAATGTGAATGCCTGTAATTAAACCTAAAAAACCACCGCAAATAGACTGGAAAGCAGGTCCAACAATATCAAACACAATCTTGTCATCCACGGTAGGATCAAGCACAGCTTGGACAAACATCCAAATCATTGAGGCAATTACGCCCATTAAAGATATGCTTGCAATTAAAGTTACACAGCCTTTTAAAGTCCAATCTTTCATTTTTTCACCTTATCAGCAATCTTTTCAAACGTACGTCCACCAAAGTAGAAGCTCATCACGACCATGCCCCAATTACCAAGCAGCTCAACATAAGAGCCACGAGTTTCGTAATTAAACATGGACGCTACTGCAAATCCTGTATAAGCAGCCAAAAGAAATATAAGCACCATAGGGCGAATATTCTTAGACAACCAAGAGTCGCTAGACATGTCAGCTTGTAAACGCTTAGTCAGTTCTTGTTGCTCTGATACGTCGGCTTGAAGTTGGGCTAATTCGCCTGTTTGTTGCATCTTAGCTAGTTCTAGCTGAGCCGCTGCTTTTGCTTGTGGGTCAGGAATAAGCTTGTCAATTAACTTATTGCCAATCCCAAGTAGTGCATCTAATCCGAACATAATTACTCCTTAATTTGGGCAGTATCTTGGAAGATACCCAGTTTCACGAAATATTTTATAACACTCTATTTCTTTTCCATTTTCACTAAACTTCTTTTTAAACTCGATGTACCAAGGTTCATACTCTCTACTTTGACGGTAATCTTCCCTTATGTAATACATAAGCCCCAAGATAGTAATCGCAACTGCGAGAACAGCGGAAGCAAGCGCAATCTTAAAGGCCCAATTATCTCTACGTTCTTGACGTTCTCTAGCTTCCTTAAGATTCTTTTTTTTTGAGCTGCATCAAAGCTAGCTTTGTCTTTTATAAGTTTAGCTCGTTCTATCTGGAACTCTTCCCACATTGCACCCAGTTCAGGGGGCGTGTCGTAAATCAGCATTTGACGCAGGTCATACTCGGCTTGCTGAAGCCGTTTTCTAGCAAGTACGTTTTCTAACGCTTGAGCTTGTAAAGATTTACCTTTAGGTGGATTCTTTTCCTTTTGTTTTATTTCTTCCTGAGCTTTTTCTTGGTGTTCAAAAAATGTACCAAGCCCTGTAGAAATTTCTTGCATTACCCCATAAGCTTCTTTGCCAACAGACTTGTATTCTTTATACAAAGCTACGCCCTGCTTTACAGCAGAAAGAACGCCTAGACAAATGCTTATGGGTTCCATTATCTAAACCTTGGCCCTGACAACCACATGGTTGCTGTGTATCTGACGCCCTTTGTGACAGGCGTTACCTGATGTTCCAAAAAAGACGGAAATGCGATGATTGATCCCATCTTTAATTCTGGCGTGAATTCTTGATACATTCTCAACTGCAATAGACCACCTTCAAATTCATTTGGATCATTCATCAAACAAACCACTGTTACTTTTCTATCAGACGGCGCACCGCTAAGTGGAAACACATCTACATGCCAGTTATATTTTTGTCCTACGCCATACTCAGCATATTGGACTGCTTCATGGTTATTAATTAAAAAATCCCATTTGCATTCAATATTGGCAAGTTTTCCGTATCCAAGCATCCTGTCACCAAACCAATTATCAATAGATGCAAACCTAACAGTTGTGTTACGTTGTGTGTGATCTATATTGTCTGATGCAATACCCATAGTGGCATCTTTAGGAGCTATGTTCATGTATTCCATAGCCGCTTTTTCGCATTCCTCAATAGGAACTTGACCAAGATACCAAATGGGTAAATGTGACATTAGCTTCCCTGTGTTGGCGGTACATATCCAGGAGGTGCTGGTATTTGAAGATGCGCTTGTCCCATTTGAATTTGACCAGATTGAATCAACTGCATGATCACTTTATGTGCCGCCGCATGGTCATCGTGCTCAGAATGAACCTCGCCATTGATATGAATTTTGTATTCTCCAGCCATTTAAATCTCCTTAACAATAAATATAAAATGTACCACTATAAGGCCATGAGCCTCCACTCCAGTACACAGTCAACTGTGTAGATAAAGAAGAGTTGTTATTGGTTGTATTACCAGCAAAATAATTATGCGAATAAGGGCTTGTTGTATTAACATTTGAAAACGAACAAGTTCCCACGCTACCATATCCTACATAATAAGGAACGTTACCAAATGTAGCTACTGCAACGCCCACACTGGCTGGTAAGGTAAGACTGGCAGAACCGCTAGTTGATCCATCTCCTGGATAACCCATTCCTACACTTGTTGAATAAAAATAAGCTGATGTACCAGAAGGTCCAGTTGGTCCAGTTGGTCCAGTTGGTCCAGTAGGACCTGTTCCACCAGGAGAACCCGTAGGTCCAGTAGGTCCATAAGGACCTGTTGGTCCGGTAGGTCCCGTTGGTCCTGTTCCACCAGGAGAGCCTGTTGGTCCGGTTGGTCCTGGAGAACCTGTTGGTCCGGTTGGTCCGGTTGGTCCGGTTGGTCCGGTTGGACCTGAAATACCTGATGCCCAAACACCGTCTCCACGTATAAATGTAGAACTTGATGGTGTTCCGGTTACAGGCGGAATGGCTGTTGCGCTACTAACAAGTGTCCCAGATACTGGCAAAGTAACGTTTGTTGAAGCAGTTGCTGCTATTGTTCTTGGATATGCTCCAGTAAAACTTACGTTACCTGCGTTTGTTATTAGTCCGCCTGATGTTCCTGTGTTTGCTGCGTAAAAATTAGTACCGTCTGTATAGACAGTCATGGTCACACCGTAAGGAATAGCAACAGTAGATCCGCCTGATCCTGTTACTTGCATTGTTATTGTGGTGTTAATGCTGGTTGTATTGTTAAAAACAATGTATAGTTTTTGTGAGCTGCTAGGTGTATTTACTGTACACGCACCGCCTGACACCCCACCTGTAAATATCAATGCTGCAGCAACAGCTTGGTTATTAGCTAAAGTAGTAGTCGCACCATTTAAATAAGTTAATGCGTAAGGGCTAGAAGTAAGATTTACAGTTTGAACCCCGGCAATAGCCTGCTCTAAAATATACTGATAGTTTTTATTGGTCGTAGAACCCCAAGTACCGGCTTGGTCACCTGCAGCTATCAGTTCAATTCTAAGATCGGTTGAATATGTTGACATATTAGTTCCTTATTGGGTATTGTTTATTTTAGTCCAATTTGTAGATTGTGAATCATTAATCAACGTCCAACCCGCTGATTCTGTGTTTTGTATGGCTACCCAAGAGGCAGTCTCACCATTGTTGATTTTAATCCAATAAGATTGATTTTGCCCATCAGCCACTGCTGATAAAGGTTCAATTACAATTTCTACAAACTGAGTAAGAGCGAGTTCTGAATCAAGTAGGGCACTTATAATTTCTGTAATTGACTCAAGGAATTGGGCATTTATCGTCGGCGTATCTAGACTTGTCATACCTTCAACCACACCCTCATAGAATACGTCTATCTCCGCATTCGTGTCGTTCATTGCATTAATTGTTTCAGTAATACTTAGGACGAACTGAGTTGACCCTAGTGCAGCAAAGGGTGGTTGGGCGAAGGCTGCGTATCCAAACATTAGGGTAAAGTAGCTAGGAAGGTTGTGATTTGCTCAGGTGTCATTTGATTGCCCTCTGCATCTTTTAATTCCACACCATTTGCCAAGTCTTTTTTAAATTGTTGGTAGTCTGTGTTGTCTGGTGCAAAGGGTATACAAGCACCATCGGTAGTGCGAATGACGCTTTGTGCAGGTTGACCTTTGTGGTCTAGACTTAATTTGTACATTTATAGCTCCGCTGAAAAACCGATACCGGAAGTTGTTGAATTCACAGACATAACCAAGGAAGCCCCGGTAACTCCAGTTCCACTAGCACCTGTCAGACCCAAGGACAAATCTGCCCCTGATAAAGCACTTCCACGCACTCCGGCAATTGATGTTATGGTTGGATTTGCGCCAAACATATTTTCAAAAGAAGGTGTTCCAACAACTGCGGCTGTTGGAGTTGTTCTCATCGCTGTATTAAACGGCACGCTTATGTACGCCCCAGTAATTGAGGTGTTACTCATTGGCCCTGCGCCTGTTTGCCCAAGCTGGTAATACCTCTGACACAAAAACAACTCAGTACCATAAGGACGATAATCAAAAGATGTTGCTTGTGCTCCTACTTCTAGTTGTACGCCTGTAATATTCCATGTGGCATTATTAGTGCTTACTACGTTAACTGAACTGTTTGCGGAAACATAGTTTCCTGCTTGCCAAGAACCCGCTGTTGATGTAAATGTTGAGCCTACACCAAGACCCCAGAAACAATATATCTGTCCCGCATTACCTGTATTCCATGTACCTGCGGTTGGGCCTGGAATAGTTAAAGATATGAATGTCCAAGTGCTTGCGGAACTGATTGTGTATTGAAAAGGGTAAGCGTAATTGTTTCCATAACTCTTTAGGCAACCGCCGAATGTTCCAGTTAAACTAGACTGAACCCAAAATGACAACGTGATTGTCTTTGCATTAGCCGTACCCCATTGTAGATCGGCAACATTGTTTGCTTCAATAACTTGGTTAAAAGTAAATATATCTCCCGCCAACACTGTATATGCAGATGAAGAAGTAACACCTAAATAATTATAAAAACCTGTTGGCGGAGAAGCACTTAATTGTTGAAACGAAAACTTAGATGCCTGGGTAGACAAATATCCCCAACGATCTATGGCACTGTAAGTATTGGATGTACCTCCATTGTTACCTGCTGTAATACTTGAAGTAGAGTATTGGGCAACTTGCATCGCACCATTAATAATACGGTTCTTCATGGAATAAAACTGTGCTGTCGTTTGGAGCATCCCAGAGGGAACTTGTGTCAACATTATGCTAGTCCTTCAAGAAAGGTTTTAATCTGATCTGCCGTCATAGGGTTGCCTTCAGCATCACTTAGTGCTACGCCATTGGCTAGGTCTTTTTTGAATTGTTGATAGTCTGTGTTTCCCTCATACAAAGGGATAAAAATATTTTCTCCTACAATTGTTACACCGCATGGCTGACTATCTTGACCATTTAAAATTTTATATTGCATTTTTATAACTCCGATTGAAATGCCCAATACGCTGTTGTATCCCCTGCACCACCCGGAAGAACAAAGGCTTGAGCACCAAGGGCGTGACTTGTGCAGGTATACGCACCGTACCCGCCAGTAACGCCAATTTGCTGATTAGAAGCAGATATACCGGAAAGCGTGGCTGAAGCACCTGCGCTATAACCAAGTCTAAGGTTGCCACCCCAAGTTTGCGTAGGATTTGGGGCACGTAAAGATACAGGAAAAAATGGCGATATTACAAGAGCTGTGTTTGAGGCAGTTGATCCACCAAAGAATGATGCGTACCCACCATTTGCATCATTTGCAGAATACTTAATATAATACCTCTGACACAAAGCCAACTCAGTACCGTACTGTCTATATTCAAATGGAGTAGCAGTAGTACCTGCTTCTAGTTGGACACCTGTAATGTAGAAGGTTGCGCTATTGGTTGAAATTAAATTTACCGCACCAGTAGGAGATAAAGCTCTTGAGCTACTCCATACTCCGGATGTTCCACTAAGAGTAGATCCACAACCCAGTACAAACCTGGCTTTAACACCTATACCATTTCCGTTATTCCAAGTACCGATTGCAGTTCCAGGAATAGTAATAGTTACATACTGCCAAGTATTTGCTGAACTTATAGTATATAAAATAGGATAAGAAGCATTGTTTCCGTTAGCCTCTAAACTAAACCCAAATGTACCTGTTAAAGAGCTATATACCCAAAATGAAACAGTTACTGCTTTGGCATTAGATGTTCCCCATCCAATATCGTAAGTATTAAATCCTTCAATAGCTTGAGTTAAGAAAAAATCATCTCCTGCTCCAACAGTTACGTTTGCAGAAGCACCAACCGTTACACCTATATAACTTGTAAATCCTGCGGGAGGAGTTATTGATCCTGCATTTTGTTGAACACTAAATTTAGATGCTTGAGACAATTCTGCATACCATCTATCTATAGTATATTGACTATTTGTACTAGGTGTTACGCTTGACCCACTATTCCTTTGATCAATAAGACCTGCACCATTAATAATACGGTTACGCGTGGTTACGTTATTAGAACCGCCTTGTGCTATTGAGACTGCATTGGTCATTATCTAATCTCCTGTGCAATGATAGATATTGTTGATCCCGCAGGATAACCAGGTAAAGTACCAAACGCCATAGTGTTAGAGCTTGTTCCAGAAACACCGCAATAAACTTGGTATGTTGTACTTGATGTTGTCGCAGGAGAATCTAGAAATATCATATTTGCAGAACCTGCAATAACCTGATTTGCGTTAATAAATATGTCAGCTAAACAAGCATCTGTTTGAGAACCCGCTAAATTTGTAGAGTTACGATATATTGTTGCATACGCACCTGTAGCAGTACCGCTTGAGGCGATAACTGACATATTAGCCGCCACTTGAACAAGAATTCTACTTGTCGAGAATTGTGGTGTTATAGATACTGAAAGTCCTGTTGCAGTAGGAGTGCTATTAGACGTTGTAAAGTAATTGGATGTAATATTAATAGCATTTTGTACAACTTGAATAACAGAACCAACAGGCATATTAGCAGAACTAATACTATAAGCAGTATTCGGTATAGCATTAAGCACAGAGCTAACCAGGAATGATTCAACTGTTACAGTGTCGCCTGATGTGCAAGCGTTATTCAATACAACTGTCGTTCCGTTTGTTGCTGTGTAGTCAACCGTTGGAAGATATACCCCGTTGCGGTATACGTTGATAAATCCTGATGTGTAAGATGGCGGTGTGAAACTTGTCTGTCCCGCCGTTGCAGTAAAGTTTGTTACTGTTCTGTACGCAGTTGTTGTTACATTGGATGCGGGTATACCTAAGTACCTTGCGCTGATGTTACCTGTACCTGTTGGGGGCGCGGCTGAGAATGTAAGCGTTGTACCTGATACTGAATATGTGCTTGGGTCTTGCAGAACACCACCTACGGCAACCAGTACTGATGCTGTGTTAGCAGGAGCCACAGACATTGTAAAAGCCGTGGTCGAGTTATTCCCGCTGAAAGTATCAGTTAAAAATGCAACTTGGTAGACGGGGTTTCCTATGTACATATTTTTATCCTACGATTGCTTTGACTTCGTCTTGTGTAAGTCCTAGTGCCGCTAACTTAGCTAGTGCTGATGCCTTAGCGTTAGCCTGTGCTTGTTGTTCGTTAGCGTAATTAGTTTGAAGTGTTACTAACTCTGCTTCTACTGTTGCGGGTACTATTGCTACAGGCTTGTGTTCTGAATCAATAGCTTCTAATGAATTTATATCATTTCCTGCAACTTGCATTACATTTGGATACGCAACAAATACAGCATCGTGAATTGTTGGTTGCATTATCTAATCTCCATCAAAGTCATTGTTGTTTGTGAATTAGAATTATTAACAGCCATATTTGCAGATCCTTGGTTTAACCAATATAGGCCATATGATGTAGAAGAAGTTGTTGCAGGTGAGTCTAAAACAACAACATTCATTGGAACTATAATTCTTCCACTACCAATATAAAAATCATTAAAATTGTAAGTTGATCCAGTAGGACTTAAGTTAGTTGTTCCGTTTCTATATATCGTTAAAGATGGTTGAGATCCAGTTCCGTTTACATCTATATTTCCACCAGTAAACATTACAAGAATTTTACTTGTACTAAATTGAGGTGTTATTGATATTGAAAAAGAAGCTCCTACAGAAACATAAGATCCAGAAGAAGACGATGTAAACACATTAGTTGTGCTTTGAACAACTTGAATAACCGATCCAGTCGGCATATTAATAGCAGACAGAATCTGGCTTTGACTCAAGCCTGTATTATCAATCGTGCTTAGTGGCATATTATTCCCCTATAGGTCTTTGTGCCGCTTGTGCCGCCTGATAAGCTGAAATTACTTCGGATGTCCATACCGCACTAGCAATAGCAGGTACTGGGGCAGGGTCGGATTGAGCCGCTGTGTCACCGGGAGTCCTTGTCCATCTGTGGAATGTACGAGTTACCTCTACACCGTCTTTGGTGATAACTTCTGCTTGGCGTACTTGAATAGTGCCGTCTTCTAATACTTCTGTTTTGTCGATGATTGTTGTTGATGCGAGTGTCATTGTGACTCCTTAGAATGAGGCTTGATATGTTAGTGAACCAATTATACGACTACCGCTTTGAAAAAGATTATTTGCGTTATTTTGCACAGTTGAACCGCCAGTTGTATTCCAAACAAAATTTACTTGAGTTGAACTATTTGCTATGTAAAAAGCAATAAATGTTGGGGATACAGTTAATCCTGCATAGTAAGATACACAACCTGTTTGTGGTGCGCCTATAGCTCCACTTGTAAATGGAAATCCAAACAATGCACTTGCTGAACCTGTTCCAATTGAGGCGATCGTAAAATCAAAATGTACAGTTACAGTATTTCCTATTTTTGTATACGTGCCGACTTGAGGCGAATAAGTGGCAGTACCACCGACATTCGGAGTCCAAGTCCCTGTCTCATAGTCATTAAGCGTACTATTTGTAGTACCACTATATTGACTACTATTATTGAACGTAATACCTGCATTGCTTGCAAGAGCTAATGTTCCAACGCCTGTATCACCTGCTTTGTTAATAGGTGTATATCCAAGGTTAGCTAATGCAACACCAGATTGCAATTGAGCACTACCAACAGTACCAGGGCTAGGAGCAATAACTTGAGTTATTAAACTTGTGTACTCAACCCAGATGTTGTTTGTTCCGCTTGGGGGCGCAGAGGCAAACGTAATTGTGTTACCAGATACTGTGTACGCTGATCCAGGATTCTGATCTACATTAGCTACATTAACAATCATCTGGGCAACAGATGCAACAGGTTGAGGCAGTGTAAACGCAGTCGTACTCGCATTACCGCTGAAGTATGCTACTTGCGGTGCATAGGCTTGGTTCTGAACAGTATTGCCAATGTACATATTAGGTTATCTGTAAAACGGATAAAACAACATCCATAGAACTTGCAGTTCCAGAGACAACGGTGAAAGCATCGCCAGTATTGAGAACCACCTTACCATCCCCACCAAATAACGCAAGTGAACCGCCCACTGGGATAGTCGCACTATTAACTAGATAGTAGTTAACTGCGGATGCAGTAATGTAAACACTTGCCGTAATCGGGCTAGATGTTGTATTAGCCAGTGTCAGTCCAATCGCTGTGGTCTGCGTCGCAGATGCGGCAGTAACCAGAACTACGGGAGTAGTACCTACTGATTTTGAGACGTACCGTGTAAATGTATTTGCCATGTTTTATCCTAATGCAATTGCCATTGCGATTGCCGTTCCCGCAGGATCGACTTGAAGATTTGTTTGTGCGCCAGAAATTGTCGTTGCCCCTGTACCACCGTATAAAACCGGAACCGCAACCCCGTTCCAGTTTGCGTTAGTAATTGTTTGATTGCCCATACTAAGACCAGTAGTACCCCAAGTCACAGCACCGCTTGGCCCCGCACCCGGTACAAATTGATACCCAGACCAACTACCTGCAACCGATCCATTGTTCTCGCAGAAAATAAATCCTGCCATTCCAGGAACAATTATTATGATTGGAGTTAAAGATCCATCTTGTAGAGTTACATTACCTGTAGAGTCATTATCAATAATGTAACCCTGACCAAGTGCTACAGTATTAGCCG